TTCTTCGGCTTTACGTGGCATCTTCTTCCTTCCTGCCTTTTACTATGAGAATTGACGCGCCGCTAGGGGAGGCGCGGAATTGAAGGATGTTTAAATCAATGTCTTTGCTGGCAGCACGGGCGGCGTATAGCTTTGCGCGGGCGCGGGTGATGTCGGAGCATGGTAGTTCCAGGCCGAGAGGCGAGCCAAGTGCACGGTAGAGGATGGCGAGGAATTGATTGTGATCGGAGGGCATTAATTTAATTCTTTATATAAGCAGCAACACCGAGGCAGAACGCCTCAATTACAACCAGCTTCTAGAGGCGCCGATGGCACAGTAGCATCGGGCTTTGGCCCCCATTTGTCGCCACCGGATAGCGGGGCCATCCCGCGGGTGCAAAAGCGACAAGCGTCTGTGTCGATCGACCAGGTCTCCCAGCGACAGTTTTTGCATGAGCGTCCGGTCATCATCTTCTCCATTTCAGACGGTCAAAACCCGAGCGCGGGGTCGATAAGCGACAGTTCGCCATTCAGAACCGGCATGTCATCAAATCCCTCAATGCCAATTACCGCATAGATCGTCTTATTAGGCTTTGTCTTGTAGATCTGGCTCAATCTCATCGGCTCCCTATGTGAAACTTTTCAGGTACTCAGCCTGAAGCTTTGCCATTTCTTCTTTGGCCTGCTCGGTGGATTTGGCCGAACGATCTAACGTCAATCGAACTTCGACAAGAATATCGTTCAGCTCGCGAAAGCTGTTGAGGTGAGAAATGCGTTCAAGCAGATCGCGGTACGCCGTAATCTCCCCATACGCCGAGCGCAGCAAGTTCAAAGCCTCGCGAGCTTCATACGCGGCGAGCGTATGGGCGTTCTGTCGTCCGGCAAGGAATTGGGGAATGAAGTGTTGGCATCCAGCCATTTTCAGCGGCTCCCTTTATAAATCTGTGCCGGGTTTCGACGGACCTTTTCAGCTATCCATCCGGCCCCGGCGAAGCGTCTTGTCGTCCACGTAGCATTGCAAAATCGGAATTCTCAGCTTCCCTGCCACAAACTCAGTACATCTACTTAAAACAATCTTTCATTACTATTGATTTGTCGAGTTGTGATAGGTAAGGAAGGGCTATGAGAATGAGTGTAGCAGGGTCGGGCGGGCGTTTCAAGCCCATTGATGGGCCGCGTGAGATGCTGCACGCAACAAAATTACACAGTCTAGCAATCTAGTGGAGTAGTGGGAAACACCCTTTCCATATTCACATGAAAACCATTTTCAAATGCATCTCGAAAATGTGCCATCATATTTCTACGTGATTGAGTATCGTCCCAATCAATAGTTTTATCAAGCCAAATAGGTCCATCGAAGTATTCACGAATTTGAATTTGTACTTTCATCATTTACCTCCATTACTTTTCTTCCATCAGAAACAATTCCTTCGGAATATCCCCCTCATTAGTAGCGCAGCTATCTTTAAAGAAAATGGCATACGCCGGCAGCCATTGCTTTATATCGTCTTCTGGCATGTAGACTTGAAGTAGATCGGAAGAGAGAACACCATCGGCAGTGTTGGAGCCGGCGAGCATGAGGAGTAGTTTCTTGATCTTTTCTAACTCTGTGCCTGTGTAAACGCCAGGGCCGACAAGGTACTTGTTGTGAGGGTCGGCGTGAAGAAGTTTTTCCGTGGCGAGTTGGGGGGAAATGCAGGGTTGGGGTGGGGTCTCTGCGGCGGCGGCGATGGGGAGGAAGGATAGAATTGTGAGGGTAGGAAATGGGTTCATGGTGTGGGTTCCTTCACAGTAAATTGTGGCGGCGGCAGACGCGGCGACAGCATTACAGTAGATTGACTAACACTAATTCTGACGGAACATTTACTATCTTCTGAGCCCGGCGCGCGGCGGAGCGCGAATGAGAGGCGGCGTGCGTCTCGATTACTTTCACACTCTAATACTATCGTCTCCGTCTCGCCGCGCTTGAGGAGGGTGGAGAGTTCTGATTTATTGTAGATCAATTTATTTATCCTTATTACATTTACTTTGCATCATGGTGCCGAGCTTTTCGAGGGTGAATTTATATTGAGCGGCGGCAGTTTCGGCCTGCTTTTCTTTTTGAAGCGCTTGTGTTAGGGCCGCGTCACTCTTTTCAACTTGTGAATTGGTTGAGTGGATTAGAATCGCTCCAGTGAGACACGCACCAAGGATGCAGGAAATAGATAGTAGGGTGAATAACTCGCCTAAGTAAAAGGTAAAGCACATTGGGATTTTTTCAGTGTCTTCTTTCATCTTATGTTTCCTCCGGGATGTCTATTTCGATGTTTACAAGAGGCTTATTCTGGCCGCGTTCGTTGGTAAAAAAGGAGAGAGTGGCGGTGTAGGGTACTTCTTCGCCATCATCATTGATTAGTAGTTTGGTGAGGTGGACGGCGTATTCTTTAGCGATGTATCCCAAATGCCATTCTTCGGCGGCGAAAATTTCGTCTGCACCAAAGCCGAATGGGGCGCACTTTTCCTCCAGAGTATCCATCATGTCATCGGTGAGGGTGGAGGTTGATAGTAATACCATTACTGCGTTTTCATCATAGGGATTTTCCGGCTCGCGTCGGAGGAGAAGAGAGTGGGAGGATGGTAGACATTGAAGGAGTCCCTTTGCTGGCGGGCGGTAAAAGTCGCCGACGAGTGGGGCGGTGAAAGATTGAATGGTCATATTCACTTACCTCCATGAATGATAAGTCCTAATCCAACTGCTAAAATAAAAGCTAGTAGCGCGCCTTGCCACCATGTTTTATTTAGATTTGTCAATCCAACATATATTCCAATAAGCAAATAGCCAAATGTTTCCATTATCATTACTCCAAATATTACGAATTAAGCCTATTTACATTCTCACTCATTACCCTCTGCCTGACCCCTTCTACAAAAGCTTGTAGCAATTGCTTTGGATTTATACCATTTTCCTTGGCACAGAGTAGTATAATCCTAACCGCTATACTTTCAATGATTACCATAGCGGAGGAATTTGGGCCGTCGGTTACTTCAAAGAGGTTGTTCATTAGTTCAAGGACAAGATCGTTATGGATTTTGGCGGATTTGATTAGCATGGAGGCATGTCCTAATTATAGATTAAACAACGCTATCGGCGCTTCGATAAGCTTATTCTTTGTCCTCGTTTCTACTACATATTTCAAATTAAGTTCTTGGGCAAGTTGTTCTTCTGTGAGATAGCCGGTATCATATTTGTCAAATAAGCGTTCTGGATCAAGCCTCCAACTATCAAGATGAATGACAGTATCGAACTCCAATCCCTTTGCTCGGTGAATGGTGGATAGTATTATATTTGCATTCTCTTGAGCGAAGAGGATTTCTAATTTCCGAGAGAAGTCGCGCGCGGTTCGGCAATTACTATCTAGTACAGTGAGTAAACTCTCAGCCCTATCATTAATACTCTCCCTTTTCTGTACATCCTCGGTCTTTGCCAACTCTAACGTCTGCCAATCCTTAATTCCCTTCACCATTTCATCCATGCCGGTGGAGGGATCGGGGCAGATTTTGGAGAATAGTGATATGAGAGACTTTCCAATGTCGCGTCCCAAGAAGGTAACGGGAATGCCTCGGCGGAGGAGTTTAAACGCGAGCGATAAGAGCGGCGCGTTGTTGCGACAGAGGATGGCAAGGGAGGTATTTTCAACCGACCAGGGGTTTGTGTGCGCATAGTAGGTGCCTTCTAGATTGGTATCGGCGGCGCGAAAGCCTATGGCGTGATGGGCGTTGCGTCGGACGATGAGCTTGGGGCAGCGGAAGGTTAGAGTGAGGGGAAGAGTGATAAAGCTGGGGCGTAGCTTGCGGATATTACTCATAGAGTTTGTGTCCGCGCCGCGCCATGCGTAAATACTTTGCTTCTCATCTCCTACTGCGATAATACGAGATACCGCAGCCTTTGCAATCATCCGGTGGTTCATTGGTGGTAGATCCTGCGCCTCGTCTACTATCACCAAAGCAAAGCGCGGGAAGCGTCCGCCGAACATGGTGGAGATGTAGATTTGATCGTCGTAGGTAATAGTACCTGCAAGGGCTTCGTTAATCGATCTAATTAATAAGAGCCGCGCGACGAAAATTGCATTTGCGCTTGCGTCCCATTCTAGATCTTGCCAAGTATCGGGTTCGTCGGGGAGTAAAGACTCATGAGGGAAGTCACTAGGGACTAGCCCAGCCATCATGGCTTTACGATAGAGAGATAAAACAACCGGCTGATCTGCTTTTGGCAGGGCGATATTTTCAGATATGAGTATTTCCCGTAAGAGGCGATAGGGCTTATTGTTGTCAAGGGTAAAGGACTTTCCCAGGCCGTTGCGAAGCGCTGCGTTGCCGAGCGCATTCATTGTCATTACTTGACAGTGGGTTTTACTTAATCGCCGCTCTAACTCCTCCTTTATCTTTACATTGAAAGCTACGATAAGAGTTGATGTGTGGCGCGGTATTGTCTTTGCCAATAATTCTATAGAAGTAGTCTTAGCACAACCGGCAAAGGCCGATACTATGATACTTTCCTTAGTATCGGAAAAGGTGGAGAGGAGTGTGGTTTGTTCGGTAGTGGGGGTGAACATAAAGATTAGCCTTCGATAAGAAGTATTTTTAGCAACGCGAGCGTGGCTTGTAATTTATGCTTTGTTTCCTTTATCTCTTTCTTGAAATATTCTATATCTTCCGTGTAAGATTTATTTAAGTCGGTTAGAAGTTTGATACTACTATTAAGTTTCTCAATATCTTCCTCAAGAGATTGGATGGTTTTACGGGACATGGGTTTTCTCCTAATTACAAGTTAAATGCTTCACTTACCTCTTTAATATGATAACATGTATCGCCGTTAGCTATTTGTAAACGTTCTCCCTGCCAAATTTTAATAATATTTAGCGTTATATTATCTTCTTTATGTGGAAAAGATAAACCAAGTCCTTTTGCAACTTGTTCAATTGATGGATGGTCTTTCCACCAACAAACTAAATTGTGTTCAGGTTGATCGTAATTATTTTCAATGGAGAATAAACACCAGATTTTATTTGCCATGTTTGCCTCCTAATTATCAAACTTCGGCACAATGCCAACAATATCCCCAAGACCTGATTTTTCAAAGGTGTCGGCAGTGTTTCGCAGAAACTCAACTCGATAAGAAGGGTCAAAGGAACTGGTTGAGGCGAGATTGCCTTCCTCAGTTACCATTATGATAAGAGTTGCTTGAAGGTTGTGCTTTTCGTGAAACTTGCGTATGGAAATGTAGAGGTCTGCGAGGTCAGTTTCAAAGGTATTGGGCAAATCATTTTCCATCATTTCATTCCTTTTACTAGAATTAGGTTGAGTTTATGTGCTCGGACCATTACCGTCTCATTATTTGGCATTAGCAGAGTAACAACCCCGGCGTCATTTTCAACTACTTCGGGTTGTCTGTCTTTACTATAGGAATTCGGCCCGATGCGAATGTCGTCGCCACGGAGAGGATATTTCAAACCCTGGCGGAGGATCTTTACAAATGTGCTATCCTTTGTGTAAGAAAATTCGAGCGAGAGATTAGGTGAGATGCGAAGAGTTTGCAAAGTAATGGTCCTTTAGTTATTCATCATTATTACATTGACAATCAGGATTTGGATTTTCTTTAGATCCATATCCACAATTTGGACAAAATATTTTATTATTATTTATTGCATGTAAAACTTCTACTCTTTCTGTCCAAGAAAGTTCAAGAAGTTTTTGTAAAGTTACTTCTACAATAATTCTTTGACGTGAATTCATTATAAGGGTTCCCCTTGAATAACTTCCGCAAGGCTCATGCATTTATTGATGAGGTAGTTTTGAAAGTCTTTACTTTCATCAATAAAGGATTGTGTGAGATGGAGGTATTCTTCCCAAAGCGTGCCGGCCAGTATTTTAGTACCTTGGTCGAAGGCTTGAGGGGAAAGGAAGATTTTACCTTGCTCGGCCTTGCCAAGTATCCCCGCCCCCATATCAGCCACAATGATTTCTTGGTCAATGTGAACTTGTAAGTTTCGGTAAAGGAATTTCTTAGCCTTTTCAAGCATCTTTGCTTGTACTTCGTCAAGGGGCAGCGACGGCGCTTCGTGGATTTTCTCAGCTTTGATTTGAGAATAGAGTTTCTGTGGCAGCTTTACCGACTGGGTGTTATATAGATCCAGCGCAACTAACTTGAAAATCTGCCCGCACTCATTCCACCGCCAGTCAAGCTGGCCTTCGAGAAAAGTTGGGGGGAGGGTTAGGATATCGTGAATGAAATCGTAGTTGTCGCTGTCCTGAAAAGCCTTGCGGAGAATGTCATCTAAGGTCCAATAGTGGGCCATTGTGCGATCTTCGGTCAGGCGTGTCTCAGTGAGGAGATTGTAACCATACGCGGCGCTCGGATTGCGAAGTATTCGGATACCTCGATAGTAAATATTACCGGGCGCGCGGACTACCTCGACGGTAGGGAAGGTGAGGATTGGAGGCGTGTTAAGGATGAATTCATTGCGGCAAAGATGGGCGTCATTTAGCTTGTCGCACTTGACGATGATAATAGTAAGATTTTCCGCCGGGCGAATTTCTTCATCGTCGGAGATGAGCTGCACTTGGCCTTCTTCATCCATTGCGTTGCAGTATAGTTCCCGGTAGTACATCCACGGCTCCCAGGCTTTACCGAATTCTGTGGTAAAGCCGAGAGTTGTAGTCTCCTTTGCGTCAACTGTCATTTCAATCACGGTAAATTTCTTGCCACGAATGGTAGTTTCTTTGCCGTGAAAGAAGTAGTTGGTTTCGCCCGACCAAATTTCAATGGTGCCGCCGAGACGGATAATTCCGGCGATGGCATATTTTAGCCCGGTGCCGAAGTAGCCAATAGGGGTGTCGCTGGGCTTTACATTTACGCCCATGATAGTTGCGGCGCGAATGTCTATTTCGCCAGGGTTGGAAAATACAAGCATTGGTTTTCTCCTTTTTAGTAGGGAAACACACTGAAATTAATACCCAGACTCAGACCAAGACCTAGACCCAGACCCAGACCTAGACCCAGACCCAGACTCAGACCAAGACCTAGACCTATCAAATCCTAATCTCATAACTGCCGCATTCATTTTTGACTCCTACTTACTTTTTTAATTTGAACAGCATCAATCAGTCCGCCTCTCCCAACAATAACCTTTCCATCAGGAAAGGGTTCTACTTCCTTAAATTCTACCTTGGCAACTGCATCGGCAAATCTGCCAGTATCAGCAATCCAGGAAGCATCTTCAAGAATTAATTCTTGTGGAGTTACTCCAACAAGCCGACCTGTGTCGATCATAGTTACAGTGCGGATTAGGTAGATTTTACCAATTTCCCAATGGGAGTCATCTTGTGATTGAGTAGTATTTGTTTGATTGAAAAGACTTGTCAGTTGCTTGGCTTCACCAATGGTAAGTTCGTCGATTTTCATGGTAGTTCTCCTTGTTGATATGTGGTCTAGGTGAGAGGATTCGAACCTCCGACTTTTAGCTCCCAAAGCTAACGCTCTACCAGACTGAGCTACACCTAGAATGGTGGTTATTTTCTCAAATTATAAACATAGTTAACAAATCGACATAGGTAGTCAAGAATGGAATAAATAAACGTACCAAAGAATACAACCACCATCATCAGGCCGATCCATAGGTAATAGATGCATACGAATGGAAAGCAAATGAGGGAGAGGAGGCCGACGAGAATATCTTCGGGGGTGAGAAGGGTTTTTGGATCGGATTTTTTCATGAGGAAGTTTCCTTATCTCATTTTTTCTAACATGTCTCGAGGCTTCTCGCCCCGGTCAACTTGATCTAGCGTTTCCACCATGCGCCGCGCACATTTTACTAGATTAACGACGCCGGTACTCTTATGCTTCTCTAAATCAGTGTTGGCAATATTTTCTATTGCCTTGCGATGGGACGAAAAGCCCTGCATTGCGAAGTAGAAGTTGGAGAAAAGAGTTTCGGCGAGGGTTGTGAGGAAGGTAGATTTGGTCATGGGAAGGGGTAGATCCCTATAAGGGTGTCGTTATCATCTTCATCAAGTTGGCCCTCAAGCATATGATGGCCGGCTTTGCAACAAATATGCAAACCTTGACCATTTGCTACTCGGACTGTTTTAATACTATTAGGTTTTAGGCAAGTAAATCCATCATCTACTTGTACCTTATCCCCAACTTTCAATTGGGAAAGTTTGGCATATGCACGGCCATTTGCGTCATGGGTTGGCATGGTGGTTACTCCATATTGGGTGTAGTTTCTTTACTCTTTTCTATCTCATCATATTTCTTCGCTAACTCTTTCATTCTATTCCATGAGTTGGCAGTAGCAATAATAAATGGGGTCTTTAATCTAGTAGAAACATGCGAAATATATCGACAAAAATTAAAAACTTCGTATAATCTTTCTGGACAAGTAGAAATGACAACCTTCTGTGCTTTTATTATAATATTTACAGGATCGGTAACACTATAATATCTGTTACCAATTTTTATCACTAGTTTGTATTTTGAAAGTAATAATCTTGTTTTGTGAAAATATTTATCTCTGACGTTAATTTCACGAAAAGCTAATTCTTCCTTACGAATAACGTCTCGTTCTACGTAAGTATAGATGGGATTTTCTTCCGTGCTCATGGCTGAAAATCCTCTACTTTGCATTTCCTATCCGTGGTAACTTTATTCCCGGCCTTAATCCACTCATCCACCATACTTTGCGTTGGGCAACTCGCGCGCCCGAGGTCATGGGGAAGTACTTTCCGGTTCATGAAGATTTCATGAATGATCCGGTAGAAGAGAATGGGGTCGAGCGGAAGGGTGATGGGATTGTAGCTGCGTTGGGCGGGGACGTGGACAACGAGATTGTCATTGGCGTCCTTATCCAAGTAAAAGCCAGACGGGAGCGGCACGGGGCGTCTCGCGTCAGTCAGCTTCGCTAGTAAATCCCGCTTCTCTTCTTCTAATCGAAGAATTTCCGCGCGCAGCTTGGGGATGGTCTTATTGTCGGAGGATTTTGCCATGATTACTTATCCTTACCCAAAAAGTCCCAAAATGTATCCCATAAAGAAGCCAGAAGAACTATTGTCGTTTTTAATAGATTTACGATTAAGTACTGACCGAAGATATGGCATTAATTCTTTTTCGGACATTAATCCTAATCTAATTATATCTTCGCCTGTTCCGTTTTTACCTACTTGCTTTTTAACTGCGTCAAATTTATCCCAATCGAGCATAATTAACCTCCTATCTTCTTTAATTACTTCACCAACTTTCTTATCTTTTCGATAAGCTTCGCGGCAGAAATGTCGGAGTGGTAGGAGAGGATTTCCGCAGCGTTGGCGGCGGCATGAGGGTAGCCGAGGCGGAGGTAGAGGGAGCGGAGAAGACCGATTGTGTTGGTGGAGTGCATGGTGAGGCTCCGGGTTGTTTGAGGCGTTCAGATTAGCATGGTGAGTGAAGCTTCGCAAGAGCGGAATAGCGAGGCGTGGCGGGCATGTATGATAAGGAACGCGCCTGCGCGAATGCAAGATCCATGCCAACTAATTTGCTCATATGCGCGAGAAAGTGCTTGCAAGTGGGCCGCACACTATGCCATACTTCTTTTTGCATGCAGGGTAACACTGAGTAGTGGCCTGCAAATAAAGTAAATAGTAATTGCATCTGCGGTCAGTCGCCAAGCGTCTGAGCGGCAGAAGTCTCCAGTAGAGACAGGAAGTAATCTTAGCGTAAATAGCGCATGAGGGTGTCAGAGCAAAGCGAACAAAGGTTGCGTCTGATAACTTCTTACTTCTGGCAATTTCTTACCTAATCTGCCGATAGTGACTTTCGACGGGGGTTAGGCAGTTAGTACCTTAGCGAAAGTATCGCCTCACTCGCATTGCTAAGGGAATGTCCCGGCTGGTAGTAATCATTCCCCTGAGCCCTGCTACCAGCCGGGATTGAAATTAGAGTTAACCTACTGTGTGGACATATCTTTTTAGGTATGAAAAACACTAGCGTTACGACGTTAAGATCAGACAACGAAAGTTAACTTGATAGATTACGGTTTATTAAGTTGGATATTGAAAAATATCTACCTGCTAGTAGGTTATCAAGATTAGAGTAGTTCAGTATGCGACACCCTGGATTGCTTTGATAAGTGGATGACGTAGAATTCAGTTACTTCTTTGGATGATGAAAACTGAACTTCGCCTATTTCTCCAGGCTAGGTTTAGAAGAAAACGCAGTGATATTTATTAGTCCGATGACGTAGTAAACAATTTCATCTTCCTGCTAAGAAGTGGCTTCGGCCGTGAATGTTGTTTACGATTTTTTCTCGGACTTTTTATCTTTCAATGTCGATGACGTAGTTTAGAGTTACTTCGCTCGCCACACTTTGAGCACAAATACTCTAGACGATTTCTTTTCTCGGCACAAGTAAAGGGCGGATGACGTAGTAAAGGGTTACTTCTGGGAACTGTGGGTCGGTGGTTCGAGTCCATCACATTACTTCGGTAGTGTTAGCTCAGTTGGGAGAGCGACAGATATTGTTCCCTTTGCGATTTATTTCTCCGCCAGTGATTTAGTGAGGGATGACGCAGTAGAAAGTTACTTCTTCGAGCAATCGAAACGCAGGTTCGAATCCTGCCGAAAGTATTACTACTTTCGTGGCTGAGCGGTTTAAAGCGCACGTTACTTTTTACGAATGTTTCTCCCTCACTAATTCCCTTCTTGCGCCGGGTTACAATTACTTTTAATTGGAGACCCAAAATGCGCACAAATAATCCTTTTCATACTCCGAAAGTATTCACCCATGAAGGTGCGCCGGCTGTGCTGCATCGAACTGCGGAACAGCAATTGCGCCGTAGTGTGCTTTCTTGTCTACTTTGGGAAGATGAATTCTACGAAGATGGGCAAGAAATCGGCAAGAGGATTGTGGATTTAGCGGGAAAGGTGGAGATTGGGAAGTTGGCAGCGTTGGCAATTGAGGCACGGCAGCATTTCAACCTTCGCCATGTTCCGCTGGTACTTCTTCATGTCCTGGCCGAGAGAGGTAAGGGCAGTTCTATTGTACCGGATACTTTTCCAGAAGTGATCCGGCGCGCGGACGAATTGGCGGAATTCTTAGCGGTTCATCAGAAGCTTAGCGGAACCGCTAAAGTAAAGCTTACTCATGGAATTAGAAAAGGATTGGCGAAAGCTTTCGCTCGCTTCGATCAGTATCAGCTTGCGAAGTACAACCGTGACAATGCAATTAAGCTAAGAGACGTATTGCGTCTTGTTCACCCGAAACCGTGCGATGCGGAGCGTAGTAATGTTTATAAAATGCTCAACGAAGGAACGTTACCCAGCCCGGATACTTGGGAAGTAGCACTTAGCGGCGGCGCGGATAAGAAAGAAACCTTTGAGCGGCTTATCCGTGAAGGTAATCTTGGTTACTTGGCCCTACTGAGAAATCTGCGGAATATGGTACAGGCGGGGTGTGACCTTAATTTGGTTAGGGAAGCAATTGTTGCGAGGAAGAATGGGGCGGAAAAAGTACTGCCGTTTCGCTTCGTGGCGGCGGCGAGAGTTTGCCCGCAATTGGAGCCCGAGCTTGACAAGGCGCTTTGTGAGAATATCAACTTGCTTCCAAAGTTGAGTGGTACTTCTGTTGTACTGGTTGATGTCAGTGGTAGTATGGATGCGAGGCTGAGCGTAAGAAGCGATTTAATGCGAATTGATGCAGCGGCGGCCCTTGCTAGTATTATCAACGGAAGCTGTCGAGTATTTAGCTTCTCTGATAATCTTGTTGAGTGCCCGCCCCGTAAGGGTATGGCGGGCGTGGATAGTATTATTAGAAGTCAGCCGCATCGTAGTACTTTTCTTGGCAATGCAGTAGGGTTGATTAATCAGGAAGTACAATATGACCGGCTCATTGTTATCAGTGATGAGCAAAGCCATGATAGAGTGCCTGACCCGATTGGAAAGGGCTATATGATTAACGTGGCGAGTAATAAGAATGGTGTGGGATATGGGAAGTGGGTACATGTTGACGGCTTCTCTGAAAGCGTGATACGCTATATCTACGAGTTGGAAAATCAAGCAAGGGAGTAACATCATGTCATTTTCTCGTCAATATCTCAAGACCATCCACTCAGAATTCAAGAAGATCGACAAGACCTTCGTGCCGGCCAAGCCGAACTTCCCTGACCGCAAGCAAGTACAAATCAATGATGACGTAATTGTGTTGCAGTTATGGAAGTTCAACAACCGCCGGCAGGCGATTTCGAGGATTATTGCTGAGCGGGTGGCGGAAAAGAATACTTCTGATCCTTTCATCTATGACCGAGTAATGAGCCACTTGCTTAATAATGTGGTTGTGCCAGAAGATTACGGCTTTAAGGCCGTTGACCTCTGAAGGAATTGTAAGCACGAAAATAGGGTGAAATTCTGTGGGCCGTGCATCTTTTTTGTTGCACGGCCCAAATTTTGTGGTACGATATCATCATCGTAAACGGGCGACGTGCCCATAACTGGTTAAGGATTTCAGACAATGGCAAAGGAAAATGTAGCGCATATCGAACAGGAGCATACCATTCACGGCCTGTTCGGCGATATGGAAGTGGAAGTCAAGGGCCGGCTTGGCGCTCCGACTTTCAAGGGGAAGGTTAGTGGCTTTGCGCTAGAGGGTGTCAAGGCGGCTGTCAAGGCCGGCGTAGCGGACCTCTTGAATGGTCAGGCTGTGGCGGCGCTTACCAAGCCCACACGCGATGATTTCGACAGTGACGAGACCTACAAGGCTGCGCTGGCCGAATACGAGGCCGAAAAGGCCGCGCGCAAGCAAGCGATGTGGGAAGGACTTCACACCGGCACCCTGCCCACCTTCACCGAACGTACCTGGACATCGCCGCTCCGGGCCGAAATCGATCGGATTGTCTATGCGGACCTGTCCAAGTACTTCTCTGGTCACACTGTCCGCGAAAGCACTCCGAAGGCCGTCTACGCTGTTCCGACCAAGACCAGCAAGGAATATGGCACCTTCGCTGAAAAGTGGTTGGCGAAGTATGGCGAAGCCATCAAGGCCGAAGCTGCTGAGAATGTTGCCAACGGCGTCACCGCTACTACTGTCACCAAGGCGACGGCGGATTTGGAATTCTAATCAAGGCGCTAACTCCCCCAGCGCATGGTCAACTTGATTAGATAAACTCGGGGAGGACTGGAGAAATCCTCCTCCCCATTTTTCGAGAAAGGAAAGTATTATGTTGTATAGAGTAGTTGAAAAAAGGGCCAAGCGAGAAGTGGCGAGGCTGGAACTGGATGGGAAGGAAGATGAGTTTAATTACAAAATGCTCTTTCCGACCGACCAGTTTATTATGGTGCCGGTTAGTTTCCAAGTATGTGAACATGAGCGCGGCATGGCCGCGTAAGGGGAAATACTATGGCAACCGCCAAAAATTAGATTGACGATAGTAGGAAACCTGTTATCGTCAATCTTGTTTTTGGAATTAGGATTAGAATGATGATACATCTTTCCGACGAGGCGGATACTCTTCAAGAGCGTCTACTCCTCCTTCACATCCGCGCGACTACTCAATACAACTTCCGCCTGCGCCCCACCGTTCCTTGGATGAAATACCTCGACCGGGCTGTTTATTGCTTTGCAGGACTGGTATTGTGTGGTATGGCGGTACTTTCTCAAATACGGAGCCCGTGATGGAAAAGGAACCCCTCTCCGATAACTTCTGGTGCGGCTTCTGGTTCGCCCTGCCTCTTTCCATATTACTATGGATGGCGATTGGAGTTATTGTGTACGTGCTTTGGGTTAATTGGTGAAAACGGAGATTATCATGCGTACTATTTCTAAAGGCGATATTTTGATGGGTAACAAGATTCCCATCACCATCGGCATTGAACAACCGTTCGAAGATGCTGATGATTTCTATATGCTCAAAGAAGAAGACGATAGTAAATGTGTCGTTATTGGTCGCGTTCATATGGCGTCCAAGTATAAGACCATTAACGTTCAGCCTGAACGTGATGAAACCGATCCCGATGTTCTGCAATACTTCACCGATCTTGGCATGGAAAAATCTTCCATGGGAAAGACTTTCTGGTTTGGTCCGAAGTTCGATACTTTCTCGCTTCTGTTTGTTTCTGGTCCGTTTGTCGAAGATGAAACCTATAAGTGGCATCCAGACTTTGAAAAACTGCGTCTGGTTCCCAAGCTGTGGGCTGAATTTTTCTATCGAGAATAATTGGTGGAGTTATCGGCTATGTACTTTGGTTTAATTGGTGAAAAGGAAAGTGTATGACTGGTCAAGAAAAGAAAGCTGTGAAGAACGGTAAGATGTCTAAGCGTGAGCGTCACAATATCAACGTGGCGCAACGTGCGGCCTTGCATCGGGAGAAGCAGAGTAAGAGTGATCCGAACGCGCGTGACGCGGTACAGCGGCAGATTGATGAGATGAGTAGGAGGACATAAAGCTTTTTATCATCACTTACCAAAAAATTTCCCTACCCAAGGCTACCTGAAATATGGTAGCCTTTTTCTTAGGCAAAATCGCCTTTATGGGAGTTAGTGATATGACCGAATTAATGCAATGCAATCGTGAGTGGGCAACTCGGAAACCGGACGAGCGTTTCGTCTCCCTGCACGACATGTACGCTATGCAGGTACAGGCGCGGCAGGAAAGCCGAGAAATTGTGTCGCCCTGGAATGCTCTTAGCATTCAAGCAACCGACGATGAGGATCTTCTCTTGGTCGGCGGTAAGGGCGTCGGCTACACCCCTTCTCACTTTGTCATGAATACCCTATGCAGCAAGATTTCCGCGCCGGCTAATTATCTCCGCACCGTTCCGGCCAAGCTTGCAGCACAATGCCTCAACCATTCCATGCAACAGGCAGACGAAAAGGAAGTAGGGTTGCGCCTGCGGCAGTACAGCGCCGCAGGCGTGGTGCAACGCTCTGTGAATTCTCTCAACGGCCCAAAGTATGGCCGCGTATGGAATGATGAAATCACCGGCCTAATGCTGTCCCGCGGGATTGATGGTGTTACCGGCGACTGGCGCATTCCTGGCGAATTTGGCCAAGATGTGACCATCACCAAAGACAACACCACTCTCTATTCTTCCGATCACGACATGTTTATCTTCCTGGCGGATGAAAAGAACCGGATCGAACTTCCCAACCGCCGCAATGGTAAGTCCGGTTCGCTGGCGCGTGGCTTCTTCATCAAGAATTCCGAAGTCGGCGCGTCCCGCCTCGTCATCACTACTTTCCTCTTCGACTACGCATGTTCCAACCGCATCGTGTGGGGCGCGGAGCAAGTCATGGAAGTAAGCATTCGGCATACTTCCAAAGCGCCGGGACTCTGGCTTGATCGCACAATGCCAGCCCTGGAAGCGTACCATAACGCCAGCGTTCGGCCTATCGAGGATGGGTTGCGCGCGGCGCAACAGATCGTACTCGAAGCGCCCAAGATCATTGACATGGTAGGCAACATCGTCGGCAAACGCAGCGTGCCGATCGTTCAAGCCGCGCACCTGGAAGATGAAGGTCGCCCAATGGAAACCCTGTGGGATGTAGTTACTGGCATTACAGCTTACTCCCGTACCATCCAATATACCGACGAGCGTATGGTACTCGACAAAGCCGCCGGCGACCTTCTGGCAACTGTTGCGCCGAAAGCCTCCCTCCTCTCCCTTCCGGCTCCTTCTAAAACTACCAAGGGCTACACCGGCCCCGTCATCGATTTCTGATTGACGCTGCGCTTATTTTTTACTACACCTCGGGAGGGAATAATTTCCCTCCCTTTTTCTATGGAGGAATATCATGGTAGTAATGAAGCGCCATCGGGATCACTGGGCCGTGGAGTTCCACGAAGGGCCGCACAATGAACTGGTCGGAATGATCCGGGCGAACAACCGCGCCGAAGTTGACCTCATTGCCGACTACGAAGCCGGCCTCATCGACGATCTGCCGCGCCGGCTCAACCTTGCCGATCTTGCCTATTGGGGCATTGACACGCTCATGCAGTAAATCTCTCCCCACCCCCACCAAATCCCAAGGGCCGGACCCATCACAGATCCGGCCCTTTTCTTATCTAATCATCAACGCCATGGCATAATGTTCTTTCCCAATCCTTCCCCTAAATTCTCCCTCCGCAAATATCTCCGCACACAATTCCACCAATCTCCTTGAATAAACTTAATATTCAACTCAATATTCCTATGAATTACCTTCATTTCTCTCACCCCTCAATCTCAATTCCCTATTCGCTGCCCTTTCAATAAAAGCTTTTTTATCTATTTCATTCAAATTAGATTGAGAAATAATCTCTGCCAATTCCTCTCTTCTTTCCTCCGAACAATCCTTAAACACCGAATGAGTACACAAATCCGCAATTATCATATAATACTCATACGGCCTTTCCTTTTCCTTCTTCCCCACTGCCTTCCCACTTTCCTGTGCAATAACTTCTTGCCTATCCTCTTCCACAATCTTTGCAATTCTCTTCCTCTTCTTCTCCCTTTCCATCCTTACCCAATTTTTACTAAACCCTTCCATTCTAACTCTACTCTCCGTCATATCAACATACCCTCCCTTAAGCACATTCCTCCCCAACCCTTCCCAATCATCAATACTTCTTTCCTCTTTCTCAAGTAACATCTTAACTGCATCTACTATATCCCTCACTCTATTCCCCGCCTCAATTCCTTCTTCAAGACAAGCAAAGAAAGTCTCTTTCAAGATTGGCATTTGATACTCCGTTATTACTATGAAAAGTGGGCCGGGCACCACAATGCCTTCATCATAGCCTTATATCCTCGCTACATCCACTTCAATCTCCCCTCTCCTTTCCTCCCCTTATAAATCCCCTTCCAGCCCCCTGTGACATCCTTGCCACACTGTTGCTTCCTTGCTTGTCTATCTTTCTAGTGTATTCAAAAAAAAAAAAAAAAGAAAATCTATAGAAATAGTAGACTAATCTTTTCCACCAATCTAGTAGACTAGTCATATATGCAAGGGATAGAGATTTATATGAAGGGGAGATAAGGGAGGATTAGGGGAAGGATTTAGTAAGGGATATGAAAGGGAGGGAGGATTAGGCAACGCCGTGCCCGCCCCTTACCTCGCCCGACCCGCGCGGCGCTTCGTAGTAAGCAAAGAGGGTATTGCCAGTTCCATACATCATCCACGGATCTACTCGCACCCTGAGCCTTCCTATCGCCTCGATGGGCCACACGGCTTTAGTAGTTCCCTTCCTTCTCACTACCCCATTGACATAAATATGCCTCTAAAAGGCGATAAGAGCGTCGCTGGTGCGCGAAACGCCCTCTTCGCTACTACCATACCCTCCCGCCCCACTTCGCAATTTGTCTACTATTTGTTCCTATAAAATGCATCGACATGCGAAATAGTGGTTGACACGCATACCCATACCATGCTCTTCATCCCCTCAAGGGCAAGCGGTGCCCTTGGCTCTTTGACAAGTGAACCAGCTACTATCCTTTCCTCTTTCTCATTGTGAGGTAATTATGTATCAGTGTGCAAATCTCGCTGCCAAATTTGTGGAGCGTGCAGAATTCCACGGTCTCAAAGGCAAGAAGCGTGACGACGAGGCAATTGCCTACTTCTGTGGTGCCGCGCAAGTTACCGAATTCACCGGCCCACTATCCCTTCATGAAGAACTGCTGCGTGTCCTTACACTCAAGATCTGCACACGCGGCTACAAAGCCGTTCAAGAGATAGCTAACACTCTCACAAAGTAATCCAGTGTCGGGACCGAACATCCCGACACTATTTCTTCCTCTCCGCACAAAAAAGAAATGTCAAATTGAAGTAAAGAAAGACCCCACCTTGGGGACATACCCTCCGGGTAGTAGGAATTGCGTATAGGGTACTTCCCCTGTCCCAGGTACTTTTCTGTGGCCCATTATTAAGTACTATTGAAAATAATTCAAGAGAAAGATAAATCGTGCCCGGCCTAATTTTCAACTACTATGCATTCACTTCCGGCCCAGGCCCGCGCCCCCACGTTGAGGCCCACTTACGCCCACTACGTATAGACAAGAAAGCCCTACCGACCCACCATATATAGTTGCTTCGCGCGCCCGCACGCGATATACTATATCCATGAATGGCTCTGACTTGACTACTATCCTCAACGCTAAAATCTCCCCGGCCCGAGGTGGCAGAAAGCCTTCGGCACCTTTAACTATTGGTGAGCCACGAGAACTAACAGCGGCGGATTTAGAAGAACTAATAAATCCCTCAGAGCTTAACTCTGCTCCCAGTCCCCTCCAACGCATTCGTAGTACCCATCATCGCCTCGCGCAACTCGTAGCTGAAGGTCGTAAGGGAACAGAAATTTCCCTTATCATGGGTTACTCCCAATCTCGCATTTCCATTCTCCAAAACGATCCCGCCTTTCAAGAACTAGTCGCCTTCTATAAAAATCAGCAGGCGGCTGTTTTTCTTAACGTGCAAGAGCGTCTTGCAGACTTAGGCATGGCTGCGACGGAGGAACTACGCGAGCGTCTGGAAGAAGATCCAAGCCAATTCACCCACCGCGATTTGATGGAACTGCAAAAAACCACTTTCGACCGCAGCATCGCGCCGCCCAAAGTTACCCAAAATCCCGCTGAGAATATGTTGGCGCGCATTTTAGTAATGAGCGACGATGAGCGCCGCGCCGAGGCGAGCAATGTACTGCGCAAAATCGAACAACTTGTTGACCGCTCCAGTGAGCCAGAAATGGTAACTATTAACGGAGTTGCCACAAATGTTACTGATAACATTGTTGATAGTTAATCTATCATGTCTTTGCCTGTCAATTTATGTAGGCAAATCTGTGCCTAGCAGTTCTAGGTAAGGGTAGAGATACCCACTTTAGGAGAACTAGTATGTATCTTAAACTTATGTCTTGTGATGATGCTGCCGATCATGATTCTCGTAAAAGATTTCAACTCTTTGATGAAGTTTCTTCGGTAGAGTTTGAAAGGTACTGGGACAGTACTTGGGATAACATTGCTAAAGATAGACCAAGAGATGCACGTTATACCTATCCTGCTGTTAGAGTAACTTTCAAAGATGGCACGGTTGAAACTATTTGTATGCAAGGTAATGCATATGTTTTAAGTGATTCTGGAAAAACAATTTCCAGTTATGCTTATGAAGAACTTCCTAGAAGTATTGAACCTCAGTTAGATAAAACTGAAGGTGAATAAATAGTGTGGCGCCGCAATTATGTCTCTTCCTATCGAATTTCTCAACCTTACAGAAGATCAAATTGCGGCGCTTCCACCTTTGGAACTGGCGAAGCTCTTAGCGGTTATTGAGGCAGAGCAGAAGATACAAAGTCAGACACTTCTGTATCGTCTCTTTCCAGAAACTGGTCCACTTTCTCGTCACAAGTATCCAAAGCATATGGAGTTTTTCAAGGCTGGAGCTTTACACCAAGAAAGAGCCTTTATTGCCGCAAATCGCATTGGTAAAACAATGGCCGCTTGTTATGAACTTACTTGTCATATGACGGGCTTCTATCCAAAATGGTGGGAGGGTCGGCGCTTTTACGAAGGTAATACAGCTTGGGCCAGTGGTGAAGACAGTAAGGCAGTACGTGAAAGTCTTCAACAGACCCTCCTAGGAAAGCCCGGCGAACCTGGAACTGGTCTAATTCCCGCTGATAATATCATAAACATCACTCCCCGCAGCGGCGTGCCTGATGCAGTAGATACAGTAAGTGTAAAGCATTGCTCTGGTGGAACGTGGCGCTTAGTTTTCAAGTCCTATGACCAAGGCCGAGAAAGCTTTCAGGCTTCCAAGGTTGGCGTAGTTCTCTTCGACGAAGAACCGCCGCAGCCAATTTATACTGAAGGTCTTACTCGTACTATGTCCACCCACCCCGGCGAGCCCTCTGGATTAGTACTTTGTACCTTCACTCCCCTAAAGGGTCTGAGTGGAGTAGTACTTAGCTACATGCCGGGCGGCCAGAGATTAGAAGGGGCACTTCCAAATTAGTAAATATGTTGTCTTCGCTACTTGGGATGATGTGCCACATCTATCAGAAGATGCGAAGGCTTCGCTTGTTTCTTCGTATATGCCAAATGAGCGCGCGGCCCGAACAAAAGGTATTCCGTCACTCGGCGCGGGCGCAATCTACCCAGTAGAAGAAGATGACATTACTTGCGAGCCCTTTATCATCCCAGCCTATTATAAACACGTCTACGGTCTTGACGTAGGTTGGAACCGTACTGCTGCGATTTGGGGTGCATTAGACACTGAAACTGACATTCTTTATCTCTACTCTGAATATTATCGAGGCGAAGCTGAGCCCCCAATTCACGCAGAGGCTATCAAAACTAGAGGTAAATGGATTCCAGGGGTAATTGACCCTGCCTCCCGTGGCCGAGGTCAAGGTGATGGTAGTAGGCTTCTATTTTCCTATCAGGAACTCGGTCTTAATCTAGTTTCCGCCTCCAACGCTGTTGATGATGGTATCTATCGCATTTGGACCCGCCTTTCCACCGGACGCCTAAAGGTTTTTTCTTCTTGCACTAACTGGCTTGCTGAATATCGAATCTATCGTCGAGATGAGAAGGGTAAGATTGTTAAAAGCAATGACCATTTAATGGATGCGACAAGATATCTTATTAACTCTGGCCTTCCTCTCGCCAGCCTTCGCCCCTACGATGAATGGGCCGGGCGTCCCGGAGCCCTCCCACGCTCCAGAATTAACAAGATGAAAGTTGACTACGACCCCTATCCCGACCCGACGGCCCATCTTAGTAATACTATTCATTGAGGATAAAATGTCTACGATAACAACAACTATTCCAGGCTATTGGGCATATGGTTTCTATCGAGACTATCTTGATGGTGGTAGATATAAATCATATAGATATTTTGTTTCATTTATATATCCAGTAGTAATATAAACATCATGTCATTTCTAGCCCCTAAAATGCCATCTGCGCCTGCCGCGCCTCCACCACCTCCAATTCCGCCTACCCTCGCCGGTACTGGTGATGCTGGCGCTGCCGCCCGCGCCGCTGCTGCTACTGCCGGTGGAGCTGGTTTTGATAACACTCTCTTTACTTCACCACAAGGGGCCGCCGCGCCGCCTACGGCTCAGAAAACTTTGTTGGGGCAATAGTATCAATGTACCCCGCTGCCAAATCAACTCCTGACAAAAATAACACTCCCATATACGAAAGTATGGGGCCGACACTTCTTTCCCTAGTACCCCCTACCCCTGAAAAAGAAGCCGAGCCAAATGAAGATTGGCCTACTATTTACCAACACCTCAACACTCGACAAAACGCTATGCGTAGTTGGCGCTGGTCTTGGTGGGCGCATTGGAATGTCCTTGCCGAATACATTCTTCCCCGCCGTCACCACTGGGTAATTGTCGCCAATCGCATGTGGAAAGGCGGGCAAATAAATAATCAAATTATCGATAGTAATGCCACTCTCGCCATGCAAATCTGTGCGGCTGGCCTTTGGTCTGGACTTACTTCCCCATCCCGTCCTTGGTTCAAACTCGGCATTGCCCTTCCATGGATTCAATTAGACGAAGACGGCAAGGCGTGGTTAGAAGATACTGAACAGAAAATCTACACAGTACTAGGCCAAAGCAACTTCTATACCACCATGGCACAAATGTTCCAAGACGTAGCAACCTTTGGAACGTCACCCTTTATTATCTATGAAGACCATGAAGACGTGATCCGTCTCTACTTGCCCTGCGTCGGTGAATTTTTTCTTGCCGTTGGCGCGCGCAATTCCGTCGATGTCTTTTCCCGCGAATTCGTCATGACAGTTGCAGCTATAGTGGAAATGTTTGGTCTAGAAAACGTACCAGCGGCAATACAAGTCGCTTGGGAAACTGGTGGAGGTAGTCTAGAAACTGAATTCATTGTTTGTCATACCATTGAGCCCAACTTCCCCCTCGCCGGTCGCGGCACCAAAAAAGGCACCAAAGTAAACCCCCTCCCTGGCACCTTCACTTTCCGTGAATTCTACTGGCTCAAGGGCGACATCGGAGTAAAGGAACTCTCCCGCAAAGGCTTCAATGAACGTCCCTTCATGGCGGCGCGGTGGTCAACAGTTAGTAATGACCCCTACGGTCGCAGCCCAGGTATGGACGCGCTCGGCGATGTCCGCCAAGTACAGCAAGAGACGCGCCGTAAAGGTGAATTCATAGAAAAGGGCGTCCGTCCCCCGATGGGCGCGCACCCTTCACTAAAGAACGAACCCGCCTCGATCCGCCCCGGCGAAATCACCTACGTCTCCTCCACTGACGGTAAAGCTGGCTTCTTTCCCCTTTTCGAGCCCAACTCTAACTGGCTCCCCCACATTACCGCCGACATAGACAAGGTAAACGCCCGTGTTGATAGATGCTTTTTCGTTGATATTTTCATGGCAATTAGCCGCATGGAAGGCGTACAACCTCGCAATGAGCTTGAGCTTACAAAGAGGGATCTGGAACGCCTTCAAGTTCTCGGCCCCTTTATCCACATGTTCGAGACCGAAGTCGCCGGACCAGCAATCCAACGAGTACTTGCCATTTTAACCCGGCGCGGCCTCCTCCAACCAAAACCCCAAAGCCTCAATAAAGTTCCACTCAAATTAGTATATACCTCAATAATGAAACTTGCCCAGCGCGCCGCCGAAAGTGTTGCGCTCAAAGATGTACTAACAACCGGGGCTGAACTTACTGAGGCTGCACAGACTGCGGGGCTTCCAAGCCCACTACGTATAATAAATCTTGACGAGGCCATGCGAGAATATGTAGAATATGCCAACGCCAACCCCAAGATATTGTATACGGTCGAGGAGGTCCAAAAGCAGGATCAGGCGAAAGCGCAGCAGACGCAGCAGCAACAGGATGTGGCCCACTCTATGGCCGCTGTCCAAGCTGCCCAAGCCCTCGGTAACGCCAAAACTACTCCCGACACAGCCTTGGGCCTACTTACCGGCAGTAGTACTACAGGAGTGGCGGCGTAATGCTTAATTATACTGAACAGGAACTCTTACAGTCTCTCAAAGATAACCTCCACCTTGCTGCCGAAGACTGCGACAAGATCGCCATTCACCCCTTCCGCGGCTTTGTTTATGACAGCATGCGAAAGAAACTAAAAGAGATCGAAAAGCTCTGCAACCAAGTAGGAAAGTACCGCGACGGCGACTGCCGCTGGTTTCCAATTGGAATTGCAATGAATCAAGTTCATGAAAAGTGTGGCTACTGGCTGCGCAATACTTCTTCCAAAGACGCCCGCGCCCAGGCCATTCCGCTTTTCCAAAAGCTTGCCGAAAATCTTCGAGCCCTTCATTATCAAATTTTGGAACTAGAATATAAGCGTACCGGCCACATCGGGCCGATTCTTCCAAAAGTAAAAGAAGCGCCCCACCGGCAGAATAAACCAGTAGTAGTAAAGCGGCCCTCTGGCCTAATTATTCCTAACGGAGTCATAGTATAATGATTCCCGAAGAGGAAGAAGAAGTCGTAGAGGAACTAATAGAAGCAGTTTCCCCTAACGACAACGCGGCAGATGGTAAGAAAGTAGCCCAGCGCCGTCAGAAACTAAAAACTGCCGAAAAGCAAGAAGTAGAATTTTGGCGTCAGGCAATGAGTAGTGAAATTGGCCGGCGCGCCATTTGGAAACTACTAGCACAGGCCAATACCTTCGAGCAACGCTTCGCCTGTGGTCCAAACGGTTTCCCTCAAGTAGAAGCCACATGGTTCCAAGCCGGTGAACAAAGTTTTGGCTTACGCCTCTACCACATGCTGGCCCGCAACGATCGTATTTTATTGCTAAAAATGCACGACGAAAACGATCCTTACTACTCAATAAATAAAAATCCCAAGGATATTAATTAATGTCTGTTAAAGAAACACCCCTTCCCGAAGTAGCGGCAGCCGCCGAAGTTACTCCTGAACCCGCTCCGAAGCCTTTTGAGCATACGGACGTACCTTCTCTTTTAGCCATTGGGGATAAGGAAACTCCAAAGCCTGAGGCAGAAGTAAAGACAGAGGTAACTGAAACTCCTGCCGTTACACCCGCCCCGGAGGTGAAAGTAGAAGGGGATGAGAAGAAAGAAGAGGTGAAGGTTGAGGGCGACAAGAAGCCAGAAGAACCCAAGCCCGAGACCGAAGTCAAAGTAGAAGAGCCTGCCACCCCTGTTGAATACAAGTTTACTCCTCCCGAAGGAATTACTATTGACGAGGCCCGGCTCGCCCCATACGTTGACATTCTCAAAACCAACAACATCTCCCCCGAAGTCGGCCAGAAACTCTTTGACCTCCATGCCCAGGCAATTAAAGAATACGACACCTCCACCCTCGAAGCCCAACACCGTGCCTTTGCCGATGTCCGCAAAGAATGGCAGGGCAAAATAATGTCCGACCCCGAACTTGGCGGCAGCGGCTTCAAGACAGTAGAAGGTGCCGTAGCCCGTATGCGGGATAAATTTGTACCAGCAAAGCACCACCAAGAATTTAATGACTTTCTCAATACTACAGGCGCGGGCGAACACCCGGCCCTTTGGCGACTCCTCTGGAACGTAGCCAAAGCCTTCGATGAGCCCGCTTCTACTCCGGCAGGTGGCAGTCCGCCGCCTAACCACGGTAAGCCTCCGAGCCGGAAAGGCATGAAAGCCCTGTATACTAACACATCAAACAATTCTTAGGAGTGAAATATTATGGCAACTGGTTCCTGGCCTACTATGGTCGATGTGGCTAATCGCCTCGATCCTGAAGGTAATATTCCGACGATTGCTGAAATGCTTTCTCAGTGTAACGACATGACCGACGATCTACCGATGGTAGAGGCCAACGAGCGCACTGGTCATGAATTCGTCTTCCGTACCTCCATTCCGACCGGCTCTTGGGTAAGTTACTACCAAGGCACGCCTTACGGCAAATCCACCACTGCCAAGTCCCGCGTTGGCATCGGTACTCTCCGTGACTACTCTCAGGTTGACCGTCTTCTTGCGGAAGATAGCGGTGACCCTGAGAAGTTCCGTATGTCCGAAGACGTTGCCTTCCTTGAAGGTATGTCTCAGACTATTGCAGAAACCTATGTCTATGGTAATACCGTTAGCCTTCCCACACAATTCATGGGGCTCGCGCCTTTTTATAACACCGTCTCTACCTCTACCGCTCAAAACGCTGCCAACGTAATTGACGGCGGTGGCACTGGTTCTAGTAACTCCTCCCTCTGGCTCATTGGCTGGTCGCCGGAAACTATCTTCGGCATCTTCCCCCGCCAGTCTCGCGCCGGTCTCTTCTCTGAAGATAAAGGCACCGTCACTCCCGGCTTCGATTCTGTTGGTAATCGCTTCGAAGCTTATACTATCCTCTTCGAGCAGCGCGCCGGTTTGTGCCCGAAAGATTGGCGATATGGCGTTCGGCTTGCCAACCTCGATGTAACTTCTGCTGGTCTCGCCGGCTCCAACGCCGCTGACCTCTTCTCACTCATGGACCAGATGCTTCTTCTCTTTCCCAAATTGACGAAGACTACTTCTGGTGTAGTAAAGTCCGATGCGCCCGACGACCCGGCGCAGGGCGTCCGTCCCGTCTTCTACTGCAACCGTACCATCCGTCACTGGATGAACGTCCAAGCCATCCGCAATCGTAACGTCCTCCTCTCCATTAACGATTACGATGGCCGTGTAGTAGATTCCTACCGTGGCATTCCGATCAAAATCGTTGACCAGATCGTCAACACTGAATCTCGCGTGGTTTAACGGGCGCTGCCCTCTAGTAAAGGAATTCCCCCAATTATGATGACAGACTCCCAACTTAACTTCGTGCCGGTCGGCAGCAATCTTAGCTGTGTCGGTGCAACCGGGGCGAGCTTCCCCGGCCCTGTAGTTATCGACCTTCTCGGTAGTGGCGTCGGCACCGCGCCGCAGAATTTTATTGGTACTCGCACCCTCTTCGGTGAAGATCCTTCGATCGGTGGTATCAAGATCCAAATCGAGGCCATCGTCGGTACTGCCTTTGTCAACAGCACTGGTACTCCTACCCTCAACATGCAGTTCCAGGGTGCTCCTGATACTGGCTCTGGCGGTAGTTATCTTCCAGGCACGTATACTACCTATGCTGAAACCGGCCCCATTTCTACTGCCAATCTAACCGCCGGCCAAGTAATTCGCCTCGACTGGCCCGCCGTTTTCCCTGAAGGTGCTACTCTTCCTCGCTACCTTCAGCTCAATTTTGCCACCCCTTCCGGCACTAACTATTCTGCTGGCACTATCAACTCCGCTATCACCACCATGGTCCGCGACGACCAAACCAATAAGTTCGCCGCTAAGAACTTCACTGTCTAGTAGGAACAAAACAATGGCTGAATCTAAAGAAAAAAGTCCTGTAATTGGGCCGCCGGAATCTAAAGAAGTTCCGATTACCCAAACGCCGGAATTCAAATCGGCAGTAGCGGATGCAATTAAAGAAGCTCTTGCTGGCTTAGTTCCACAGGTTGCAACTACTACTTCTACTAACGACGCTTACAGTCTTATGGAAACTTTGGCGATGCGGATTGCACAGCTTTCCGATCAGGGTATGCCTGAGGAGCGGAAGCGCATTGATCCCGCAGAACTTGAGCGCCGCGAACAAGCTCGGCAGGCCATGGGTGCAGCCATCATGGAATGTCGCGCTCGCGGCTACAAACCCCAATACCGTGCTACTAATAAATCCGTTCTCAACGAAACCATGATTAACCCTTACTATCGTGGCAAGGACGGCGCGATGGTTCCGGTTACTTTCGGCTGGGACGGTGAGCCCAATGACTGTATGTATCCGCTTTGCGAAGATGCGGTAAAGATCTTCAAGCTCTTTAAAGAAAGTCGTGGTCACTATTCTGCCGCGCCCACCCCAAAAACTTCCGCTTGGGCCACGGCGGGCGGTCTCATCATCAACAGTGCCGGCCCTCGCTCAGCCAAAGAAATTGACGTTCCTCATTGGAATGAAGATCCCAACGCCGAGCGCTTCAACTCTGGCCTTGACCTCCAACTCCCCAATGATCCCAACGCCAAAGAAGTACGTATCCTCGGCACCATAGCCAAACCCGCTGTCCAAAACGCTATCGGCGAAGAAGGAAGGGTATAGTAAATGGGCAAGCTTCTTGGGCCAAACGTCAGCGCCTTTGGGAATATTCCCACTGGCGATCAGGCTAATTCATTAGTAACCGGAACCATCACTGCCATTGGCCCTCAAGCGCCCCTCAATCTCTACGGCCCTTTCAATGTAACTCTTTGGGCCAATGTTAACACTGCCCTAACTACAACCGCTTTAAGTCTCACTGCCTCTGTAGCTTCTGGTTCCGGCCTTGCCTCGGGCGACGCCATTAATAGTACTCTCGTCCCTTCTGGTACTACCGCAAGTGTTATTTCCGGCACAACTGTAACTCTTGCCGTACCACCTATTACTCTAACCGGCGACATCAATCCTACAGACGCCAACGTCAGAAACGTCAATAACACAACTGGCCTTCTCGGCGCCACTGTTACCGACCTAAATGGCTACATCCCGTCCAGCACTACTGTTACTAAGATAGTCCAAGCGGCAATTGTTCCAAGTGGCAATAATCCAGGTCAGCAGGGAATTATCACTCTTTCCCACCAACCAACGCCGCCCGCACCTATTAGTAACTATGCAATGTCATTCGCCCGCAACGGAAATGCAATTACTGCAAGTGGCACTGACTCCTCTGCTACATTCACCGGCTCTGGTATCACCCCTACCGGCACTACCAATCTTGAAAAATCTTTCGACGGCGGTTCTACCTGGATAGTATGTCAAACATACACCACCTCCACCACAACCACCTATTATAACGAGCCGGAAAAAGGCGTTGCCTACCGCCTCAACAATACAATCTTTAGTGCAAATATTCAGTATCGCATTTCTGCAACTGGCGGCGCGGCGATGAGTATCTCCACTCCGTCCCCTGTGTAAGAGGATTATACTATGACAGCCACTCCTTCAGTTCCGGGTGCAATTAACGTAGCTTCTGACTCATTAACCGGCAACGAAATTGTACCTATCGCCACGGGCGGCCCACAGTCGGCTCAGACTACTACACAAGCTATTGCCAATCTTAATTCTAAAAACACCACAGCTAACTTCACCGCCCTTACAACGACTTCAATTAACACTCTTTCTACAGTTAATCTTACTGGATTGAGTGTGACTGGCATTGCAACATTAAGCACTGCATCAATTGCAAACTTGACTGCAACTGCATTGTCTAACCTTACCACTGTAAATATGACATCTCTTACAACAACTGCAATGAATGCAATCTCAGCTGCGCCGTCTTCAACACTTACTACTACCCAAGTCGCCGCAATTACAACTACTGCTTTTGGTGGCCTTACTACAACTCAAGTCGCTGCCTTGGCTAATATCTTTGTTGTTAAATTCGGTGCCTTGTAACTCTTTTTCTCTTTAAATCTTGTTAACGGAGTTTAAAATGAATCTCAAATCTCGTCTCAAGACTTTTCTTACCGGCGCGGCCGGCGCGGCAGTTGCAGTTGTACTCATTGCCGCTACGCCTAATGGCGTTCTTACTACCAATGTCATCCCTACCGTTACTAATGTTGGTACTACTGATCTCTTTCAAGACGTAGTTGGTGGTCAGCCGGCGGCTGGGCGTGTCTTTGCAACCGCTGCACAGATTAACGGTGTCCAGGGTTACTATAACATGGGCGCGTTTAACACCACCTCGGCCAGCTATACTGTCGGCAATGCTGTAACCAATGTCTTCGGTTATCCTTCTGGCACTGCAACTCTTGTCACTCTTACTATGCCAGCTTCACCTGGTGACGGTCAGCGTGTCTGCTTCCTTTCTACTCAAACTACCTCCACTCTTACCTTTACTGCCAATACCGGCCAGACCGTTACTAACGGGCCGACCGCGGGCGTTGCCAATGTGCCCCTCTGCATGACCTACGTAGCCTCCATTGCCACTTGGGAACGGTCAAACTAATGCCACCCGTCTCCGAAGCACAACGCCGATGGGCTTGGGCTAATAAGAATAAAAAGACTAAAGAGGGCCGCGCGGCGGCTGAATTTGCCAAAGCCGACCAAGGCGGAAAATTACCAGCAAAGGTAACGGCAGATGGCAAATCCAAACCTGCTCGACGCAAGTCGCTCTACAATAGGAGCACGTAAGATGGCTAAAAAGTGGGTAAAAAAGGCAGATTTCCATCCTGGCGGTGAAAAGGGTAAGCTTCATCGAGAACTTGGCGTGCCCGAAGGTGAAAAAATTCCTCCCGCCAAGCTCGCCTCTGCTTTGCATAGTAAAGATACCGAAACCCGCAACGACGCCATCCGCGCTAAAACTATGATGGGCTGGCGACACACTGGGCCGAAGAAAGGCCACAAGCATTCCCTTTATAGGAGCTAAGATTATGGCAGAAGAAAAGAAGGAAGAGAGGAAGCCCGAGCGCAAGGGGCTTTATAATAAGCCGGCTGAAAAGAAGGAAGAGGGAAAGAAAGAGCCTGAGCCAATGAAAAGGGTTGAGGAAGCGAAGGCGGGCGATAAGAAAGAGCCCGAAGGTGGTATGCGCGGGCGTCATGCTACTGAGCGTAAGGATATGCACAAGCGCCATGAAGACGAGCGCCGCAACGCCCACGCCATGCACCGTGAAGAACATCGTACTATCCATGAACGCCATGAAAAAGAGCACGCAGAAGTAAAAGAAGGCGATCATAAGTCCCTAATGGCCCTTCATCGTAGACATGAACTTGAGCACCACGAAACTCATCATAGACATATGAAGGCTCACGCTGAAATGCATCATCGGCATATGGAAGAACGCCATAAGATGCATACCCGCCATGAGCAAGAAATGATGGGCGGAGATGCAGCAGTAGGTGCTGGCGAACAGCCAAGTGGCGGCGCTCCAACTCCATCCCCCGTCGCGCCGCCCGCCGCAGGGAGCTAATACTATGGCCTTCTTAGAACTCCACAATATGGAACTAACAGATGAGGAGAAGATAGACGCTTCTCCTTGGCTCTTTCCTAAATCTGACGAAGAAAAGGCAATGGAGAAGCTTGCTACTCCTGAGTATCCCTATGGTCTTCGCATTTCCCTAACCCAAGCTGAATTTGACAAGCTTGGCCTCGACCCTGCCGATGCCTTCGTTGGTGCCATCTTCCACGGCCACTTTATCGCCCGCGTTACTTGTTGTTCTTGCAGTGAAGATAGTAATGGCAAAAACGCCCGCGTCGAGGCCCAAATCGAAGACCTCTGTATCGAATCCGAAGATGAAGAAGATGAGGAAGAAGAGGCCATTGAAAAGTAAATAGATTGATACAACTTGGAGACTATTTAAAATGAAACCCAATCTATTGCGCGCGGCCCTTCTTTCTACTCTTCTTTCCCTTCCGCTACTCACTTCTGCCCAATCTCCCATGCTTCAGGCTGGGCCGTGGTCCGCTGGTCATGTACCTATGTACATCGGCAACGGCTCTGGCTCTCCCGCCATGCTTGATAGTGGCCCCGCTGCGGGCGGCCAATATGGCGTTGGCCTTACCGAACTCGGTCTTACTATCCAGGGCAGTGGCAGCGCCCCTTTTGCTAATACTGGCACCGGCCCCTTTAATTCCAATCTTTGCGACTACGACGGCCCCATTACCGGCCCTAATCACTTCCTCTGCTTCAGCCCTAATGCCCAAGGTGGTGGCCTCATTGCCTACGGAGCCCAAGGCGGCGCGACTCCTCTCCCTCTCTACTTCAACATCAATGGCACTCAATCCTCCGGCTTTCCAGTAATTCCATTAGCTACTACCAGTCAACTATACGGCGGTAGTGGAGTAGCGGGCCAGGCACAGGCAGTAAATGTGGGGTCTGGACTAACGCTTAGCGGTGGAACTCTTTCTGCCACAACAGGTAATTACGTAACCGGCCCCGGCACTACAGTAAGTGGTTACGTTCCTCAGTATAATGGTACTAGCGGCAACGTCCTTGGCATTGGTCTTCCGGTAGGTCTTACCGGATCAAATACCATAATCCAAACCAATAATGCCGGCCAACTCTCCAACTCCTTCTTTCCCACTGCCACTAATCTCCAATTCGGTATGGTGAAGCCGGACAATTCTACTATCACAGTGTCCGGCGGCGTAATTTCTACTGCTGGCACCTCTGGTCAATATAACACTGGCACTTCCGGCGCAACTGTGCCGCTGAATAATGGCGGATTTACGCAGAGCGGAACAGCTACGTTTACCGGCACCGTCAATCTTGATTCATCCACCTATACACCAATCAATAATGCAACATATTCCAGAGTTCTCGCCAGTCTTGCAACAGACAATTACGACATAAAAGATTGGGGTGATGCAGGAACTTGCTCATCTGATTCTGATGATACATCGGCGTTTAATTCTGCGATTTCCGCAATATCAACGGCGATGGGTGGTAATGGTAATGTTGGTGTACTGACTTATTCTGGATCATGTCATGTTTGTGGATTGACGATTAAGAGAAATGTCATTCTGAAGGGTAATGGTGGAACCATCACCGTTACCAATGGATGCGTCACCTCTCCGCCGATTGCATCGGAGAACTACTCTACCCTGGCAAACAGCGGTTTGGAATGCGGGGTTGATTCTCGCGTTCCATCTTGGTTTGGTTTTTGGGATGCGCACATTAACTGTAACGCTGCTGGCGCTTCATATACTGGAGCCTGCGTTGCCACCTATGGCCCCGCTCAAATTTGGCATGGAACGGTATTAATTGAAAACGGCCTTAACGATCCAATGGTCGTTACTCAAGACGATAGTACTGGAAATTCCAGCACCGGCCCTCAGTGTCAAGAAGAGGGATACTTCGATGATATTGTACTACGCTCCGGTGCTGGTAGGGGCTGGCTTTTCGAGGGGCCGCATGACAGCGTAATTAAGTCAATTACTGGTGCTTTCAATGGTAGTTATAGCTTCTATACAGAAAATGGAACTAATACTGCTGGATCTATCGATCATCTTGGGTCTATTCATACTTATGCCGAAACAAATGGTATGGGCATTTACATTGGGTCAGACTTCCGCGCTGACTTCGTAATGATTGATGGAGACCAGCTTACAGTTCCCAGTAATGACGCACACATAACTCAATTAAACGCTATTGGCTGCACCTCAACCGCATCGCCATGTGTAAACTGGTCCGGTAATTTTGGCAGTGTCGATGCATATACTGGCTACTACTATACCGGCACGACCGGCTCAACCCTGGTAAATTGGTCGGGGTCTTCCGGTGTAATGGGGCAGGGCTTGTATACCGGAAATGGCGGCTCAACCAATCTTGGCTTTGTAACCACTGCCGCTAATGGTCAATTTACCAATCAATTAGCTACTGGTTTCAGTGGTACCGGAAGTGTCGCCGTATCTCTTGGCGGTCACGATAATTCGTTTGTTGGGCAGAGCTATACCAATAATACGCATTTATTATATACCGGCTCTGGTGCTAACTTCGTCAATATGAATATTTATACAGCTTCAGGTGAAACAGGGATTAGCGGTTCAGCCAATTCCACTGATAGATTTAACATTAGCGAGCACGGAAATACCACATCTTACTATGCAGATTTCCCAGGTTCAATAACTGCACAGGGAATTATTGAGAGTTTAAGTGAACTAGAGGTTGTAAGTTCTAATGCATTGCAGGCAAACTTTCAATCGCAGGGATCAAATCAGGCAACAATATATATAAATAATGCAGCGGGTAGCCAGGGTTCTGAAATACAATTCCTCGACGCGGGAACCACTAAATGGTATGCCGGAATGAACACATCTAAAGGATATGCTATTTTTGACTCTGCAAATTCTGCTAATGCCTTTATAACGACTTCTGCTGGAGCAACCACGGTTGGCGAAAGTGGTAATACAGTTACATTGAATGGGAACACAACAGTAAATGGCATTTTAACCGGAACAGAAGTTGTAGGTTCAAGCGCAACGGCGTTACAAGGGAATTTTCAATCAAGCGGCTCACATCAGGCCACAGTGCAGATCAATAACGCCGCAGGTAGTCAAGGATCAGAGATAACATTCCTCGACGCCGGAACTACTAAGTGGACCGTCGGTGACAATACCTCTAATAGCTTTGCTATCTATGACAATACCCAATCGGCAAATGCCATTTCCGTAACTTCTAGCGGCAACGTGTCGATAGGTGAATCTTCAAAGACGGTTTCCCTGCCCAATATTGCAACCGGCACTTCTGCCCTTGACTATCTCTGCTGGAATGCCTCGGGTGGAGCGGTAACTGCCGATGGTTCTGGAACCTGCTTGACCTCGCTTGAGGAACAAAAAGACAATCTCGGCTACATGGTTCCAGATGACGCTCTTTCCGAGGTTCTGCAACTCAAACCCTTTTGGGGCAAGTATAAGGACGAAATTACCAGCGTCTCCGACCATCGCGTTCACGCCATGTTCGGCGCACATCAGGTTGAGAGTATCGATCCGCGCCTTGCTTCCTATGATGGAAACGGCGATCTTCACGGCGTGCGCTATATGGAAATGAGCGTACTGAATAACGCAGCAATTAAGGCGCTGACAGCTAAGATCGACGCTCAGGCAAAGCAAATCGAGGATTTGACCGCGCTGGTGAAGAAGCTCACCGAACAACAGTTACAGTAGGAATTCAAACTATGAATAAGTTTCTTAGAAAGCTTGTAGCTGTTACAATTTTGGCAATGCCGAGTGTAACGTTCGCACAAAGCTCTGTGCTGCAAAACGGCCAATGGTCTTTCGGCCACATGCCGATGTATAGTAATAGAGGCGGTGGTCAACCTACGGTAAGTGATGCGGGCGCTGCGAGGGGCGGTAACGCGGGCGCTACACCAAATGAACTAGCCCTTACTGCTATCGGCTCTGGCAATCCTCCCTATGCCGGCACCGGCACCGGCCCCTACGGAACTAACTTCTGTGACTATGATGGCCCGGCGACTGGAACCAACTATCACTATCTCTGTCTCTCCGCCGACGCACAAGGTGGCGGTCTACTCGCCTTCGGAGCTGCTGGCCTTGCGCCCCAAATCCCGCTCAACTTTATAGTAAACGGCGTCAAATACACTTTCCCCTTCGGCTCAGGCGGTGGCATTGTCGGACCAAATTCCAGTACCATCGGCGATGCAAGTTGCTGGGGCAATACTGTCGGCACATTACTTACTGACTGCGGCAAGTTTCCTGTATCCGCCAGCCCGAGCGCCCAGGTCGGAAATACTACTGTAAACGGGTCCGCCGCTACTTTCATGCGTTCCGATGCTGCGCCCGCCCTTGCGCCCGGAGCCGCACTTGCCAATATTGGCTCAGGCAACATCACCAATTCCTACCTCTCCACCCCTTCAATGATCATCTCTGGACAAAACTGTACACTCGGCGGTTCCTGCATTGTCCCCACAGGCGGCCTCACCCCTATTCCACCATACACAGTTATCGGCAACGATACGGGCAGTTCCGCCGCGCCATCCGACCTAACCCAAATCCAACTTACGTCACTTATTAATCCCTTCAGTACTTCTGCTTCAGGTGCGGTGCCGGTATCGCCGGGCGGCAGTTCACTTTTCCTTCGCGCTGATGGTACTTGGTCACTTGCTGGGGCGAGCGCGTCGGGGCAAAATTACTCCACTCAAGTAAATGTAAGTGGTGCTTTGGTAGGTATAGGGCCTGGAACTAATCTCTATCCATATGTATCTAGTGGCAGCGGTGGTGTACCTACCTTCGCCCCACTCACCTCTGCCGGCATGTCTTCTACTGGTGTAGCCGCCGGTTCCTACACTAATACTTCTCTAACTGTAGATAGTGCCGGGCGTATCACTGCCGCTAGTAATGGTTCCGGCACTGGTCTCCCCTCCCTTGCTGATACTAAATTTTGGGTTGGTAATGGATCGAGCGTTGCTACTGCGGTATCGATGTCGGGCGATGCAACACTCGCTGATACGGGCGCAATTACTCTTGCCAATACTGCTGTAACTGCTGGTTCATACACCGCTGCTAATATTACTGTAGATGCAAAAGGTCGAATTACCGCCGCTGCTAATGGTTCTGGTGGATCTAACACTGGTTACATCTACGCCAACGCTGCCTGTAACGGCTCTACCGATGACACTTCTACAATTCAATCAGCACTAACTACTGCGGCGGCAGGTGGTTCGGCCAACCCTGTAATTGTCTTATTGCCTGGCGGTACTTGCAAAGTCACTTCTACTTTAAATATGAGCAACAATACCACACTTATCGGCCAGGGTTCTCAGGGCACCATTCTCGGCACAACTACTACCACGACAAATGTACTATCACTTACTAATTGTAATTGGTGTAGTATTAGAGACTTAGGCATTAAGCAATTATCAGGTACACCTACCGCTGGATATGCCATTTCACTTGACGGTAGTAGTTCTTTCGGCTCCTATCAAAATATTACAATTGATAGCGTGTATAATGGTATTATTGAACAAGGTACACAAAATGTTTTTGATAATATTGTTATAGGTCAAAATTCTCAGTTAGTAGGCACAAAGGCATTCTATTTTACTGGTAACGCTTATGGTGCGACAATTTCTCGATCCACATTTCAAGGAGGGACTAATACAAATTTAGTCGGCATTACGAGTGATTCTAATGCTAATACACTTCGTATTGTACAAACTTCTGTACTTGAAGGCGGAGCGTGTTTAATTGTAAATGGTACAAATTCCTCGCAAGGTATCTTTACGGTCGTTGACGATTTAGAATGCGATCATAATTCGCCCGGTGCTACATCAGCAGCAATTCAATTGAATAACGGCGATAGCTTTCAAATGGTGAATTCATTTGTAGGTACTACTTTAAATGGCGGCGGCATGACTATTGGTGGTAGTTATACGGGTGAAGTTCAAGTTAATACTACAAGATTTTTTGCTAATTCAACTTATGGTGCGCTTATCAACGGCGGAACACGTAATACCTTTGAGGGAAATATCTTTGCTAATAATTCTATAGTAGGTTCTGGGCTCCATTCTGGCATAGAAGTTGGATCAGGCGTCTCAAATTTTAGCCTTACAAATAACTCCCTTGGTAATGGCACAACTGATCCTCAATCCTATGGAATTTTTATTAATTCAGGATCAAGTGATTATTATACTGTTCAGGGTAACTTTGGTACTGGAAATATTAATGGGTTGATTATTGATGGAGGTACTGGCACGCACAAACTTGTTTGTAATAATGTTCCAGGTAGTGGCTGTGGCGCCGGCGGCGGCGGCGTTAGTAGTATTGCCAGTGCAAATTCTAATATAATATTTAGCTCATCTACCGGGGCTGTCACTGCTACTCTTGGAAGTGCTGGCGTTGTTAGTGGAATTGACCTATACGACAACAACAGCCATGAACTTCTCGGATTCTCCGGAACTTCCGGTACTACATATCTTGGTAACTCTACTGCTTCTGTGGTGAGTAATAACAACCTTCTGCCCAGTAGCGGAAGCACTTATAATCTCGGCAGCGCCGGCGCTCCATGGAACATTCTATATGCAGGCAGCCTCGGCACAAGTGGAAATTACATCGGCAATGCCTACGTCAGCGCAATGAACTTGAATGGCAATCTTACTACAAACGTCACTGGCTCAACTCAATGCTTGCATGTTAATAGCTCCGGTACTGTTTCCGGCACCGGCACTGATTGCGGAAGTAGCAGCAGTGGGGTTAGTAGTATTACTAACTCTGACAGTAGTCTTACCATTAGCCCTACCACCGGAGCCGCCGTTGCTAGTATTAATACTGGACACGCTAATGCCTGGACTGTGCCACAATTTTTCTGGAATAGCCTTCAAATCGGTAAAACAGGACAGGGTGCAGAAATATCTGCGCAAGGCGGTCTAAATCTTGTCGGTGTTGATAGTGCCATAACTACAGAATATCTCGGCAACTCTTCTATGTTCTTAGAAGCAAATACTTCATTATTGCCAGCAGTTACAGGTGCATACAATCTCGGCGCGTCTTCATTCCAGTGGGATTATATCTATCTTGTAAATAGTCCGGTTGTTTCTTCTGATGCGCGGCTCAAAACTAACTATCAAAGTGAGCCGCTCGGCATTGACTTTATTCGTACCCTTCACCCTGTCTCCTATGATCGCATTGATGAAAATACTAAAAATGGTAGATACCACGGCTTCTTAGCTCAAGAAGTAGAACAAGCCCTTGCCGGTCAATCATTCCATGGACTTGTAAAGCCAATTTCTGCTGATGATTGTGATAGTAATGTTAAAACCGGCTGCTACGCACTAGAGTATGAACAATTCATTGCTCCACTTACGCGCGGCGAACAAGATCTTGCGAATGAGGTTGATAAGTTGAAATCAGAGAATGCCGCATTGAAGTCAATTCTGAAGTCTCTTCCACCTTCCATTTGCCCGGCTTGTGCCACGTTGTCGGAATAAAGTAAATGATAACCTCCAACGACATTGCCAATCAAGCAATACAACTCATCGGCGACAACCAGCCGCCTGTAACCGGCTATGCCCCGACCTTTGACAATTCCGACGCCGGCCTTGCACTGCAAGAACTATATATTCCCTGCGTCCGAACAGTCGGGCGTCAATTCGGCTGGGACTTTTTGCGCCTGACCTCAACTTTAGTACTAAGCGGCAACATCGCACCATTTCCGTATCAGTATGAATATCTCTATCCTACCAATGGAATTCAAGTCCGCCAAGTAATGCCGCGCGGCCTCACTGATGTAAATAATCCTCTACCCGTCCAATGGGCCGTTGGCAACTCTACTGTCGGCGGCAACAATGTAAAGGTAATCTGGACTAATCAGTCTAACGCTCAAGTAGTCTGGTCAAATATGCCGGCGGAATCTACATGGGACCCGCTCTTCCAAGAGGCAGTTGTGAGGCATTTGGCGTCAGAACTTGCCATTGCTATTTCTTCCCGCCTCGATACCGCCCGCGACTTACTCAGTACTGCTTCTGCCTTTGAACAACTTGGTGAGGGTCGGGATAGTTAATGACATCATCAGTGCAAAGTGTTGAGAATATCTGCAATCAAGCGCTCGGCAAAATTGGCTTCAAGCGGCGGATCGGCGACATTTATGAAGGTTCAGCGCATGCTAAGCTGTGCCTCGACTTCTACGCTCAGACACGCGATGAACTACTTCGCTCAAATGACTGGGGCTTTGCAGAACGGGTTATTAGTGCAACGTTGCTCAAGCAAGCACCGCTTAACGGCTACTCCCCCGCAAATCCCTGGACCAATGCTTATCCTCCGCCGCCTTGGTATTATGAATATTCTTATCCTAACGATTGCATTAAACTCCGATCAATCAAATCCTCTCAAATCTTCCTGCCCAACTTCACGCCCGTTCCAAATATTTTCGACATCTACAATGATGATTCTCTTACCGTTCCAGCTAAAACAATAGTAACAAATATGTCAAATGCGATTTTAGTATATACTGGACAAATTACTGACATGACTACTTGGGAGCCGCTTTTTGCTCAGACTTTGATTGACACGCTGGCCCAAAAACTCGCGCCGGCCCTTGCTAAACTAGATCAGGGCGGCGATGCGGCAGAAAAAGAAGAGATGCAGGATAAGGCAATTGATAGTATTTCAGCTGCAAGGATGCAAGGGTAATGGCTAATCTTCCAGCAGATATCATCAACCAAGCTCTGGATGCGGCAGGTGTTGATATAGTTATTGGTGATCCTGAAGAAGGAACACGTGAAGCCCAAGTTTGTTTACGAGCTTATACTGAATGTGTAAGACAACTTCAGAGAAGTGCGCATTGGGACTTCACGCGAAAGCAGGCACCGCTAAATCTTCTCGCCGATGCGACCGGCCAAACACCAGACGTAGGAACTACTGTTCCGCTTCCTTGGGTTTACGAATATAGCTATCCCATTGACTGTCTCAAAATGCGTTTCATTCCCTGGAATGTATACCCCCAAACTCCGCCGGCGGGTAATAATTCTATACCAAGCACACCTCTGACTACTGGACAAATTACGTCGCCTGCCACCTCCCTAATCCGTATCGCCCCAGCTCCCTTCGTAGTTGGCACCGACTTCAACTACCCAGTCGATACCAATCAAGCTGACGGCCAGTGGTGGGAGACGCCGGGCGCTAGTCCTGCTGGCCGCACTGTAGTAATGACAAATGTGGCCCAGGCAAATGGGATATATACCAGCTATGTGCCATACCCTAATATGTGGGACCCGTTGTTTCGCGCGGCGGTTGTATCGTATATTGCTAGTGAGGTCGCACTCCCGCTGGCGAAGGATAAGAAATTTGGCCTTGCAAGGGCAGCGCAACTCATCGCAACAGTAAAGCAAAAGCTCGAACAAGCCCGGATCACTGATGGTAATGAAGGATGGTATTCTACCGACCATACGCCGGATTGGATTAGAAAGAGATATTCAGGCGGCGGTTGGGGCAGCGCGCTTGGTGGTCTCCCCGGCGTACTTGGCTACGGTTGGGATGCTTGTTCCTTCTCTGATGGAAGTGCCTTTTAAATGTCTTTACCTCTCATAGAAAATGCCTTTGCTGCTGGAGAACTAACTCCGGGCCTATTTGGGCGGGTAGATTTGGCTAAGTTCCACATCGGCGCGGCCACTATGAGGAATTTGTTTGTGTCATATCGTGGCGGCGCGTATAGCCGCGCTGGCACTGCTTTCGTAGGCTATTCTAAACAAACCGGGCGCACAGTGCCGCCTCGTATGATTACTTTCCAGTTCTCCATCAATCAAGGGCTCGCGCTTGAATTTGGCAATAACTACATGCGTGTGGTAGATAATGGAGAATTTGTCACCGAAACGCCTGAAAATATCTCCATGATTAACCAAGCTTTGCCTATGCAGATAAATGTTGCAAATAATTGGCAGGCTGGAGATTGGATTTTTGTGTCGGGCGTAGCCGGTATGACACAGGTAAATGACCAAACCTACGTAGTTGCGAGCGCGACATCAGGATATATTACTCTAAATGATGTTTTCGGCAATCCAGTCAATAGTACAGGATTTTCGATCTATACTGGTGGCGGAACGGCGGCACGGATTTATACGCTCACCACTCCATACGCTGAAGCAGATTTAGAGTATCTGAAATTTACCCAATCCGCTGATGTTATGACACTTTGCTGTTGGAACCAAGTTACCGGCACTTCCTACCCACCCATGCAATTGACGCGCTTTGCCGATAATAATTGGACACTCGCTCAGCCTCAAATTGGAACTACTATCTCACCGCCAACTGGCTATTTGATAAGCAGCGTCGGGGCCGGCGAAACCCCTACTTGGAATTTTAGCTATGTAGTTACTTCAATTGCTAGTGCTGATGGTCAAGAAAGTATCGCCTCGCCTCCGATCACAAAGACTAACACAGGCAATCCGGCCCTTGTTGCTAATAGTATTACACTGAATTGGAATTCTAATTCGGCCGCTAGTACTTATAAAGTATACCGGGCGCTTGGAACAATTTACCCAGTATCGGATAGCACCGCTGCAGATGTACCTGTTGGTTCGCTATTTGGATTCATCGGCTCAACATATGGTACTACATTTACTGATTCAAATATCACAGCCGATTATAGTCAAGTTCCACCTACACACCAAAACCCGTTTTCGCCCGGCGCAATCATAGCTGTACCAATCACATCACAAGGTAGTGGGTATAGCCAAAGTACTGTTCAACTTCAAATTAATACCGCTACAGGCTCGGGCGCTAAACTTGTACCAGTAATCGCAAATGGTAAACTCTCTGCAATTATTATTCAAGAGGCTGGGCAAAATTACTTATCTACCGACACAGTTACCATACTAAATGGCACCGGCGGCGCAGCTAATATTACTGTTGGACCTTCTACAGGTACTTACCCAAGCGTGCCGGCCTATTTCCAAGAGCGATTGGTATATGCCGGTTCCCCAAATAAGCCAGACACTTACTGGATGTCGCAGCCGGGCGCGTATAATAATTTTGACAGCCGCATACCTACTATTGCAAGTGACGCCATTACCGGCACACCGTGGTCAGTAGAAGTAAATGGCATCCAATTCATGGTAAATATGCCGGGCGGCTTAGTAGTACTTACTGGCCTGAGCGCTTGGCAGTTGACGGGGGCTGGCGGTAGTTCATTGAATCCGCAGCCGCTTACACCGTCTAATCAGCAGGCGCAGCCGCAGGCATATAACGGTTGCTCTGCTACCGTCCCACCTATCAAAATCGACCTCAACATTCTCTACGTCCAAGCCAAAGGTTCCATCGTTCGCAACATCGAATATCAAATCTTTCAAAATCAATACTTCGGTGCCGATATTACTGTCTTATCTGCACACTTATTTAATAATCATCAAATACGAGAATGGGCTTGGTGTGAGGAGCCTTATAAAATACTTTGGGCTGTGCGGGATGACGGGGTTCTTTTAAGCTTGACATATCTCAAGCAGCAAGATATTATTGGATGGGCGCGACACGATACGCACGGCCTATTTTGTAGTGTCTGTGCCGTCACCGAGCCGCCCGTCGATGCTCTTTACTTAGCCACTCAACGCTTTCCAACCAATACCGGCGCTGCTTATATGATCGAAAGAATGGACAATCGACTTTGGAATGACGTTGAAAATAGTTGGTGCGTTGACGCGGCCCTTCAATACCCGCAGGGCCAGCCTAATGCAACTCTTACTACTAATTCCGCCACCGGCCTCGGGCAGATTAGTGGCTTTAGTAATCTTGTAGGTGGAAGTAATTATTCAGCAAATACTAAAGCAAGTATTGTTGATAATAATGGGCTTGGGCCGGGCACTGGCGCGGTGGTCACTCTGACTATTACTAATGGTGTTATCACTAACATTGCTTCGACGCCAGGCTCAAAATATTTTAATCCGGTTTTGGTTATATATGATCCTCTTGGTGCAATGGGAGGTAGTGGCGCGTCAGCTACACCTATTTTAAATAATTCTGCCAACTTCTACACTACATCCAACGTATTTACACCAGTAATGGCACAACAAGGTTGGGTTATTCGTATCGGCGGCGGCATTGCTACTATTACTGAATACATCAGCCCGACCGAAGTTATTGGTAATATTACCACACCAATTACGGGCACGTGTCCAAATGGTACTTTTGTGGTGCCCGCTACGCCGGGCGAATGGACGCTCACGCAACCAACTATAGTAGTTTCAGGACTTAATCATCTAGCAGGCTCATATGTTACTGGCGTTGCTGATGGAAATGTAATTCCGCCTCAAGCAGTCTCCGCTCAAGGTACTATCACTCTTTCTGTGCCTGCCACCGCAATTACAGTAGGTATGGGCTATCAAGTACAATTGCAAAGTGTCTATCTCGACAGCGGTAATCCTACAGTTCAGGGGCAGAGAAAGAAAATCGCAGCGGTCACTGCTAGATTGGAAAATTCAGGTAATGGAATTACTATTGGTACTAACCAACCCGATGGTAGTGTGCAGAGCCCGGCACAAATTCAGACACTTTGGCAAAATATGGTTAATGCTAATGTGAAAAGTGTGCCGCCTTTTGGCAGTAATGTATATCCTCTTTACACCGGCGACATTAGGATTCCTACTAAGGGCGGATATAATACAAAGGGGCAAGTTGCGTTACAGCAGTTGGAGCCGTTGCCTATGCAGGTGTTGGCATTGGTGCCTGAATTTGATCAGGGAGATGTGCCACAACCGCCGGGTCCGCAAGCAGCACAGGGTAGAGGTAAATAGTAATGTATAGCTCCGAAATTCTTCCATTGAAAGTATATCACCTCGGCCAAATGTCCCGCCTGCTTCGTCATGAGCATGCAAAGATGATATTGAATATGAATTACAATGTACATAGAAGTCTGCTACAGTATTATAATCTATCTCTCTTCTCCCGCGCCTGGAAAGTAAACGGAAAGTTGGCCGGCGTGGGTGGGGTTACTGGAAGCTTATTATCCACCGAAGGATACATTTGGCTTGCGTTGAGTGAGGAAATATTAAAAAATCCAATAATTATTGTAAAAGAAGCAGTTATGCAATTGAGAGAGATATTGAAGGTTAAGAAAAGACTCATAGCCTTTGTACTCACCGCAGATAAAGTCGCACAGCGATTTGCGGAGTTTCTTGGCTTTGTCTCTAAAGGACTATGTGCCGACCCAAATTTTATTATTTATTCCTTAGAAGCTGAGGTTTAATATGGCAGCAATATTACCACCTCTTGCACTCGGCGGCGCGCTTATTCAAGGTATTGGCTCGTTAGAGAATGGAATTGCAACGGGTCGCGCGGCCGCCTATGAGGCGCAGGTGGCAAGGAATAATGCAATTATTGCGCAGCAAAATGCAGCGGCGGCGGGTGCGGCGGGCGGTGTACAAGCCCAGGCAACTAGTCTTCGTTCTGCCGCTACTGGCGGCTTAATCAAAGCTGGGCAAGCAGCTAGTAATATTGATGTAAACTCAGGCTCGGCGGTAGAGGTGCAGGCTAGTCAGCGGCAGTTGGGAGAGCTAGATGCTGAAACGGCGATGCATAATGCGGCCCTTCAGGCATACGGGTATCAGACACAAGCAACTGGATATACTGCACAAGCTGGGCTGTATGGTGCTGAAGCAGAACAAGCGCCTATCGGTGGAGTGCTCGACGCAACTGGTAATTTACTTTCTAATGCGTCCAATATCGGTTTCAAGTGGATTGGTTCTGGTGGAGGCAGTTGATTATGGCTGAAGTTCCCTATAACCCCACTCAAACCATTCTCCCACAAACCCAAGTTCCAGATGACTATCAGCATGAGCAAGCCACGCCGGCAATGGCTGGCGGACTACTTGCGCAGGGTGAAGAGAAACTTGGCACGGGCGCTTCTACCGCTGTACATTTCTTCCAACAAGTACAAACCGACCAGATGATAAATGATACGATGGAGAGGGGCCGACAGGTAGTAAAACAGTTTCAGTCTTTACGTGGTGCAGATGCGGACGGCGCAGCGCAAGCGGCGACACAGAAGCAATTGGACCAAATTTGGAAAGAAGGGCGAAGCAATCTCGATTCCCCAGCCCAGCAGCAGCAGTACGATCAACAAAGTAGAATGTTCTTTGAAAGATTCCTTGCGCCGCAGATTGACAACCATGCAATACAGCAGGCGCAGGTTTATGCTAATGGAGTGAACGAAAGTAGAGTGGATAATGGCCGGTCGATAATTAACGAAGCGCCCGGCGACGACAATGCTTATACTATGGGCATTGGTCTAATGTTTCAGGGGAGGTTGAAGCAGGCCCAGTTGAAGTATGGGCAGGATTTGCCGCCGGAAATAATGGATCAGGTAAAGACACAAGTTGGTATTGACGCGACGGAGAGTAGAATCCTCGCGTTGCTACCTAGTGATCCTATCCGAGCCAAGGCCATTCTTGACTTGCCGGCTAATCAGAAGTTACTTTCCGCCGCGCCCAATTTCAGCACCCTTTCCGCTCATGTTGAAGCGGCAGCGGTAAAGATGCAAGCCGGTCCTATTGCTGATAAATATCTCGGCAATCTTGGTGTTGGTAATACTGGGCAGGGGCCGACGTTGCAGCCGAGACCGATTGGCGAGCAACAGGTAAATCAAATTGTTGATATACTTCATAGTCAGGAAAGTGGTGGCGCGGCGACGGCCCCAACTTCTTCAGCCGGCGCGGTCGGCGGCTATCAAATCAAACCCGCAACCTTCTCTCAATACATAAACCCCGGAGAACATCTTGACATCAACTCTCTTGCGGATCAGCGCGTTGTTGCTAGTAGAATTGTTGAAGATGGCTTGCGGCGTAGTGGCGGCGACCCTCAAGGGGCTGCTGTGGCTTACTTCTCAGGCGTCGGAAATGTTGCGCCGCCTGGAAATCCGACTCCTTGGAAAAAGGACTTAGTTGATCCAAGTAGTGGGTTGAGCGTGTCGCAGTATGTACAGCAGGTTAGTGCTAAGGCTGCGAAGGCGGGGATGCTGATAACGAAGGCGAGCGTGCTGGATCAGGTAGATAAGGACTATGCTGATAATCCAGCGCTGGCCCAGGCGATACGGAGCCATATTAATGAGAGGTTTGCCATTGCAAATCAGGTTCAGCAGAGCGCGGCGCTCGCGCAGGAAGAATGGAGGAACCAAACAGCGGCACACTTCACATCGGAGATTATTAAGTCAACTCTTCCAGGCCAGACGCTAGCGCCCGACTTTGCTAGTAGAGTGGCAGCGGCGGGCGACCAAGGGCTCAGTGCCTCAGTACAGGAAGGATTACTCCGTTTCGCCAGTGAAGCACCTAAGTATACCATGAGCCATAATGCTAAGGAATATGGGCCAGGCTTTGATGAAGTAGTTGGGAGGATGCTACTCCCTGCCGATGATCCGAATAGAATTTCAAATGACGGGCAATTGATTAATTTTATTGGGACCAATCCAGACAGGTTGTGGCCGAGCGGGGTTTCGGAGGCTAGTAAGTTTTTGAAAATGGCCCATGAGCAGCCGGGACAGGCCATGATGATTAATCAATTTATTGAAAATGCAAAGTCACGGATTGTAGGGATACAGATTAAGGGATATGAAAATCCAGAGGTGCAGCAAAGATACTCTGCTTGGCTTAATCAGGCGTTGCCACAGATTTATGCTGGGATTGATAAGGGAATACCTATTGCAGAGTTGACTAAGAAAGGCAGCGCGTTGGATGAGTCGATTGATAAGGCTAAGCCAAGCCTCGCGGCGAAAATTAACGACAAGACCACACCGCCACCAGCACCTCCAACTACTGCACCAATCACTCCCACCTTCAATTTCGACATCGGTAAACATGACATCTCCACTCCCGAAGGCATTACCCAAACAAAGACTGCGATAACCCAAGCTTGGGAAAAATCTAGTAAAACCGCCCAAGATTGGGACGCTGCAATGGCAGCGTGGAAAAGAATTCCCACCGGCCCTCAAGCTCCAGTGAGTCAGTAGTATGGATGGATCACAAGACCTTCCCTTTGGGCCGAGGCCGGATCAGGGCAATAGTAGTTTACCTTTTGGGCCGAGGCCGGCGGAGACGCAAGTAGATCCGCTTGGGCAATTGCCAGAAGAGAGTTTTTACAATGACTTTACCAATGCCGGCGCACATGTGTTGAAGGCAATGGTTGGGGCTGGTGCTGCTGGCTTGTCGGAAGATCAATTCAGCGGGCCGGTACAGGAAGAGTTGAGAAAGGCTAAGGTGATCGGGCCACAGAGTGGGCAGGGAAGTATTGTACAGCAGTTTAATGAGACGGTATTGAAGCCGTTGATTATGACTGGCGAACTCGGCGCGCGGATTATGCAGGCCGGGTTTGGGGCGTATCAAACAGGCGCAATTACTGCTGGCGAGGAAGCTGGCGCACCGGCGCTGGGCCGTGACGTAGCATTACTTCCAGAGGCATCTTTAGGTTTCGGCCATCTTGGAGTAATTACTAAGGCGCGCGAGCTAAGTATTATTGGTGCAGAAGGTGAAAAGCCAGTACAAGGTATGCGCGAGCCGCCGCTGCCAAAGCTTGAAAGTACTCTTCCGCTTGAGCCAGATACAGCGCCAAAACCTACCAACGTCCATGAACTCGCTCGGCAAATTGATCCTGATACTTTCAAGGTCTTCGATGCGCTTCAGCAACGAAATGAAGTATTAAGGGAACAGCTTAGTAGTCTTGCAGAGGCGCGCGGCGAGGTAAAGCCTAGCCCGGAAGCGCAGGCGTTGCAGGATAAGGCAGATGGGATACTTGCCAAGGTTAATGGGGTTGAGGCGAGACTTACTAAGAAGCAAGCGACAGTGTTGGAGGATGTGAGGAAGCAAATTGCAGAGGCACCAAGTGAGCAGGTTGATACGCCAGAGATGGCCGAGGTACGTAGTCAGATTCAGAAAAATGACTACCAAATGCGCGATATGGCTCTGCAAATAAGTAATGCTTATGACGCAGCGCGGGAGCAAATGCCGGAGGTACAGCCACAGCCTGCTCCAGTCGAAGCTGTAAAAGAAGAAGCTGCGCCTGAAGTGCCAAAGGAAATACTTTCTTCCAAAGGCGAAGTTATCTCCACTCCTCAAATGGTCAGTGATATTTCTTCTGATGTTAGTCAGAAGTTGCAAGCGGTAGGAAGGCCAGCAAACGAAGCGGATCTGGCTGCGCAGTTAGTGGCACTGCATTATGAGACGCGGGCGAAATTTTTCGACGGCGCGAAGGGCAGCACGGCGGATCTTTACAAGAATGAAGGCTTTGACATTACTGGTACAAGTACAAAAGAGTTGCCCAAGCCTCCTGAAGACCTTAGCTTTGACCAAAGCGGAAAGATCCTCCAAGGCAAAACTGCCTTCACCAACGCTAAGACCATAGTAAAACTCTTTAAGTCCGCCGACGCTTCTACTTTCATTCATGAAATGGGTCATGTTTGGTTAAATGAACTTATGAATGATGCAAAGGATGAAGCTGCACCGCAAGAACTTCGTGATATGGCCTCCGCTGCTAGGAAGTGGATGGGGGTTAGTGAAGACTTAGATATGTCAGTGAGGAGTAAAGTAGTCACTGCCGCGCATGAAAAATGGGCGCGCGCCTTCGAGCGGTACTTATATGATGGTGAAGCGCCGACGCCGGGGCTGGTAAAACTCTTCACACAATTCCGTGAGTGGCTTGGGGAGATTAAGAATAAAATCGCCCGCCTCGCACCGATTTCAAATGAAGTAAAAGATATCTTTGACAAACTAATCACTCCTAATCCTGAGCGGCAGCCAGTGGGAAAGATTGAGCCGATAGGTAAGACGCTGGCCGATATCCACGAAGCTGACGCTAAGGCCGCCACTCCACAAACCGCCGGCCACATTGGCGACTTAGTACACTCTGAAATTCGTGAAACGGTAAAGAATCATCCCAATCTTGAAAGGGCAGTAAATGGACCAGAACCCGGACTTGAAAGAGGCACAGGCAGCAGCAATGGCAACGAGATTGCAAAACCTGGATCAGAGCACACTGAGCCCGGAGGAACAGCAACTACTGCCGCACCTTCAGAGGTCAGTCGGGGCGTTAGTGCAACTGAGGGCAAAGGCGAAGGAGGGGAGGGTGCAGCCGCAGGTGCCCAGCCAGCAGTAAAGGTTGAGGAACCTTCTACTGGGGTGGAGACACACGGCGCTACGGATGAAAGGGGGCATTTTACTAAAAGTGATTCTATGTATTTGAATAAGGCTGGGAATATTCGGCAAGATACTTTGAATGCACCTGATGATATTTTCAAAGCAGCGCAAGATGCTGCGGCGGCAAATGGTAATTTCATGCCTGCCCGGCGCGGCAAGCTTAGTCTTGCTGAGCAGAAGATGCTCGCCGATGATCTTGGTATTGATGTGATCGATAGTTGGAAAGTCGGCGATGCTTTTAATAGTAGTGAAATACTATATGTAAGGGATGCTTTCATTGATGCGGCAACGGTGGTGCGTGATAGTATGGCTAAGGCGTCGGAGACAGGTAATCCGGCAGATGTAGCAGCTTTTGCAAAGGCGCGGGCTAGGCTGATAATGATACAGGAGGTGTTGAGTGGAGTAACTGCTGAGGCGGGTCGGGCGCTCGCGGCATTTAGAAATGTACAGATGTATAGAGATGCGCGGGCGCTCAGTGACTTTCTCCGTGATACTCAGGGAATGGACTTGTTCCAGATGATGGAAATGGCGGAGAGAGGAAAGGGATTGAAAGATACGCATCAGCTTAGTAAATTCCTTCAAGACTCCCTCAAGCCGGATTTTTCACAACGGATGATTTATTACTATGTAAATGCTCTGATATCTGGTCCGCTCACCCATCTTCGGTATAGTATTGGCAACGCGATTAATGCCGTGGCTAGGCCGTTGGCAGTAATTCCAATTGCGGCGGCGCAAGGGGCAGTTAGGGAAGCGCTTGGGTTTGAGGTGAAGGATAGAGTTTACTTAGGCGAGGCCGGCGCGCAACTTCATGCAATGTTCAAGGGCGCGCAAGATGGTATTAGAGCCGGAGCAGAGGCACTCCGAACCGGCCAAAGCCCCCTACTCCCCGGCGAAAAAGTTCGCGGCGGCTTCAATTACAGCAATAACCCTATTATTCAAAATTGGGCTTATAAGAAGGCAGTGGCTGAAGGATTGGAAGGGGAGAAGTTGCAGGCGAGGATGAGTGAATTGATGAAGAAGCCCGACTTTACTGCGCCAGAAGCGTTGCTTGGGGAGGCTGTGTCATATCCGGGGCGTAGTGTTTCGGCCATTCACTCTTTCTTTAAGTCACTTAGGTATGAGCAGAATATTGCGGGATTGGCATATAGGACAGCGACGAAGGAAAGGTTAACTGGTAATGCCTTTGATCGGCGTGTTGCGGAACTTACTCAACGCCCCACTGTAGAAATGATGGCGGAAGTTACAAAGAATCAGCCGGATCTTCTTCCTCCTGGCCTTCGTGAAAACATCAACGATGCTACCAACGATGCTCTAAAAGAACTCTATATGCGCCAAACTGACTACGGTACAGCAATGTATCACCTTGCCGCTGCGGTAAATATGACGCCGGCCGCAAAAGTAATTATGCCTTTTTTGAAGATTGGTACTGAGATTATTAACGAGGCGATTGAATATTCGCCGGCGGAACTTGTGAGGACTGCATATAGTCAAGAAGCTAGGCAGAATTTATTCGGCGCGGGCGCTAAATCAGATATTGCTAGAGGAAAAGTAATTTTTGGTACGGCGCTCATGGGGGCAACTTCCCTTGGAGTTCTAAGTGGCATCATCACTGGCGACGGTCCCAGTAATCCAAGAGAGAGAGAAAACTGGCTAAAGTTGCACAAGCCTAATCACATCACCGTTGGAAATATTTCCATTCCTTATCAAGGTCTCGGCCATCTTGGTATGGTTATGAGATTTGCTGCTAATGTGACTGATACTGTATCTGGCTGGGACGAGAAGGAAGGCAGCCAGATTGCGGGCGAATTTTTCCATGATATTACTAGGTCGGTACTAGATGAAAGCTGGATGCGCGGCGCTCATGATATGATGGAAGCTATGTATGATGAGAAGGGGCCAACAGCAGCGAGATTTATTCGTAGTTTTGCTACTAACTGGCTCCCTTACTCTGTCGGCCTCAGTCAGGTCGCGCGGGCGATTGACCCTTATCAGAGGAAGGTTGACGACCTCGGTTCAGAGAACTTATGGGGCATACTAGATGCAGCCCAGCAAAAGATACCTCTGCTTAGTATGCAACTTTTACCTCGTCGAGATAGCTATGGCGAGCCGATGGATAACAGTGTTGGAAAGTATAGAAATGATCCAACGACGCTGATGCTTGATGATTTGCAGACTGGAATAGGTTACCTTCCGAAGAAAATTGCAGGGGTCGGGCTTGATGAGCATCAATATGATGACTATCAAAGAATCGCCGGGCGCTATACTAAAGCCCTGCTCGATGAACTATCCTCCAATCAAGACTTCTTAAAAATGAAGCCCGAGGCACAAATTGATGTAATTAATAAGGCCATAGGCCAAGCGCGGCGCGGCGCTCAAAATGCAATGTTTGCGCAGTATCCAAGTATTCTTGAAGAAGCCACCGCCAACGCCCAACAAGACATTGAGGAATGAAAGGGATTTGTTATGATATTTCAATATATTAATAATCACGCCGTGGATTCCGTTTCAGGTGTTGTGCCGGCGGCAGTGGTAACTACTATGCAATATACCCAACAAGTGCCGGATGGGTTAGTATACCTAACCTATGCGGCGGCGGCTTCGACACTATTACTAAACGTACCCAAGATTTGGAAAGGGTTCAAGGAAATGGTTAAGAAGGATGAAGTTGAAAAAAAATCTGAATGCTGTAAAGAAGAGGAGAGTGAATAATGGCTGGCGATAGAGTAATTACTGCAATGACGGTGCTGTGCGAAGCAGACAGTGAAAGTGATGTCTGCAAGGCATGGATTGTTTGGACTATTTATAATAGGGTGAAATCTGGCAGGTGGGAAAAGACCATGGCTGGGGTTTGCCTACAGAGGATGCAATATTCGGAATGGAATGCTGATAGGGGAGATAATGCTAATCTGGAGAGGGTGGCGAATCTGAGTGAGAATGATCCTAATTGGCATGGGGCGCTTGCCTTGGTTGATGCAGTAATGGAAGATATAGCGAGTGGTGTTCCCGATCCTACCAATGGTGCAACGCACTTCTTTGCCAATACCATCTCCCCTCCCGCCTGGGCCGCCGCACCTGCTACCCTCACTGGTCAACAAGGCAAAGTCCTTTTCTACTCCAACGTACCATAGGAGATATAAATGGATGTGAATAATAATAACCACCTAACCCTGGCCTTTGGAATCATGATAACTATCAGTTTCTTTGGCCTTGTACTTATCCTTTCTTTTCACAGCGTGCCTGCGGAAAATAAAGATATTTTGGTCGGCGCGACTGGCATAGTATTTGCTGCGTTCAGCGCGCTAACACAGAAGATCTTGGGCATTTCGCCCAAGAGTGCCAGCGGATTGGAGGCCGGGCAAGGCGCGCCATCAAGCCCTTCTTCACCGCTACAACCAGGAGTAAAGTCATGACTATTGAAGAGTTTGCAGAAGCAGCGAAGGCGAAGATTGCAGAGTTGCAGCAGGTTATTGCAACGAGCAGCGCGACGCTGGAGAGTCTGAACGGGCAAGTTACGGCAGTACAGCAGGCAATTAATGATGCTAATAATTTGCTCAGTCAGCATCAAAATGCATTGGGGCAGATTGAAAGTATTGCGCCGGAAGTCCGGGCGGTACTTAATGCCTTGTTCCCACCACCGACCCCCGCTGCGGAGCCAGCCCCTTCCCTCCCTTTAGATGGACAAGTATCATGAAGAAGCTCTTTCTGCTCAGTGTTCTTTGCATCAGTCTCACGGCTTGTAAGGGTACGGATTATCTTGCTGATGTTACAAAGGATACCCACTCCGGGTGTTTTAGTGGCAGCACCAATTATCTTGGCTTTACCGAAAATATTACCTACGTACATCTTGGCGATAATTCCGCCGCGATGAATGCCAGCCCGAGTTGTTCTGGAATCACACAGGCGTCCGGGCCACTTCCTAATAGTAGTGGCAGCGGAATTATACCAGTGAGCCCGGCCCCGGTCGGAAAGCCTTCAAGTCCATAGGTATCTCTCTTCCTTCTTTCTTCAACTAAAGCCCCTGAAAAACCAGGGGCTTCTCTTTTACGAAAGGAGTATGATATGACTGCTAAAAAGGCGATAACTATATCTGATGAGGAATTTATCTCGAAGATAGAGATGTGGGGGACATTGGACACTGCTACAGCGTTAAGTGTCCACGAAAGGACAGTGGAGAGACACAGGTGGATATTGGAGAAGAAGTTGGGAAGGAAAATAGTTCCGGGGAATAGGAGATATAGGCCACTTATGCAAAGCTTTTCCTTCCCTCCATCATATCAATTGAATGTTAGTGATGGATATGTAGTGATATTTAGTGATGCCCACTATTGGCCGGGACATATTTCCACCGCGCATAGGGGACTATTGGCAGTGTTGAAGGATCTTGGAAAAGAATGTAAGGCAATAGTTTGCAACGGCGACGCCCTAGACGGGAATACTATCTCCCGTTTCCCTCCCATGAACTGGGACCATCGCCCGACCTTGAAAGAAGAGTTAGAAGAGGTGCAGGCACGGCTAGGGGAAATTGAGTTGTGTGTGCCGAAAGTGCCGAAGATTTGGCCGATCGGCAACCACGATATGCGCCTGGAGATGCGGCTGGCTTCAGAACTACCAGAATTCGCCGGCGTGATGGGAACGAAGCTGAAAGATCACTTCCCAATGTGGGAGCCTACTATGTCAATCAAGGTTAATAATGACACCATGATAAAACATAGATGGAAGGGCGGGATACATGCGAGCTTGAATAATACTAAGGAAAGTGGCCGGAATATCATAACTGGGCACACTCATAAGTTAAATGCAATACCTTTTACTGATTTGAACGGGACGAGGTTTGGGGTGGAAAGCGGGACGCTTTGTGAAATATTTGCACCCCAGTTTGCCTATATAGAAGATTCGCCACGAAACTGGATTAGCGGTTTCGTGGCGTTGAGGTTTTGGAAAGGGAAATTACTTTGGCCGAGACTGGCGCGGGTTATTGAGGATGGGGTGCTAGAGTTCGAGAATAAGGTATATGAGGTTTAGGACTTATCTCCATTCCCAAACACACTACTAAGATGTTCAAGGGCCGGAATGTATGCGTCAGTGATACTATGGTCTTCTGGAAGTAAGCCGCCCGGCCATTCTTTCTCACTGATATAGGCAAAGTTCTTGGGCTCGATGTAGAGGATGGACTGACCCGGAGGTTGCCGCCATGGTGTTTCATTCATCAAGTCCCAAGGCCAAGCGGCCCATAGATCACGCTCATAAATGCAAGTAATGTCGCCGGCCTGCCAGTACTTTTGCCAGAAGGCGGTCGAGGCGAACTTGGGCGAGGCGAAGGTGACAATTTGGGCGATACGGAAGGAAGGGAGGAAGTACCGAGCATAGCGGGCGCGCGAGCCAAGGGAATGCCCCTCGATGAAAAGTTTCGCCCCATTGGATTTCTCCGCCGCCCACTCGAAGAGTTCCTTACAACCCCGCCACGGCCCGGTTGGTACTACTATTCCCGGTTCAATTTCCAATTGGGTGGTGTCAATGTCATCATAAAGGTCTCCGAGCTTTTCTATAGGAGTACCGTCCGAAAAGCGCGTGCCGGAGATGGTAAGATAAGTATAAGGGTCATCGGATACTCCAGAAGAAAGTACTGCCTTGTGGTCGTCGTTTGCATATGTGTCAATGACGGTGTGACCTAAGGATGTAAAAGCAGCAGTCATTTTATCGTGGTCTTCAATGTAAACTGCCGCACAGCGCCGGGCGCTTTGAAGAAGGGTGGTGAACATTTAGGTAACTCCTTTATCTACTTCTGAATAATGATGTATGCCCTCATGCTGTCAAGATAATCTTCATACGCGCCGGCCTGTGCGTCAAGTAGTTCTTCACAGGCTCGGTCCTGTTCTTTCTCTGTCAACTCATATTCAACTTTATCCTCAACACCGACGGCAGTGATATCGTCAAAGTAAGATGACATAATTCCCACATCCGGCTCAGCGCGACAGTATTCGCCTGAGATTTCTACTTCAATGTCAATGTCTTCCTTTTCATAGGTAGGAATTCCTGCTGCATCGTAGGCAACAGGGTTATTGAAGGTACGGATGATGGTCATGGTTGTTGAGTTTCTGGTCATTCTCTATTCACCATTCTAACAAATTTTCCAGCCAAGCTTGATACTGGAAATTGAGTAAACCATTTTACAGTTTGTTTGTCAAAAATTGCAGTTGATTTGTCAGAAAATGGTTTAATTCGGTATCTTCTATATTCCATAAAATTATTCATTTCAATCACTCCAAATCTCAAGTTGAATGAATATTTCAGGAGCTTTACTGTAATTCTTCATGAGCCTTGACTAAGGCATTTTCTAAAGCTTTTCTTGCCTCGGAGATATTCTTTATATGTTCGTCGATGGTCATTTTACTTTTTGCTCCTATATTAAATTTTTCGACTTGTTTCAAACCAAATCAAATTGCATATTATTCAATCCCAAATCTCGTTGAAACTACCAATGGAATAACACTAAACGTATCACTCGTTTCTTGCAAAAGGTCACTTTCCATCATCATATTGAGAATAATATTAACTTTCTCGCTAGGTACTCTATCTTTCAGAAAGCTGCGTACTGGCTCTTTTCTTACAGGATTGTTACCGTTCTTAGTGTAAAATGCCCAAACGAAGGTGTGGCACTCTTCCATAACATCCTTATCGCTGCGCCCGAGCATAGCACGGAATACGTCCGGCATCAACGCCTCAATCTCTAATAGCCAATCTCGCGCCCGATTATAATCATCTACTCGGATAACAAGTTCTCCTCTAGCAGACAACGCAGCTACCATTGCAAGCTTGATGGTAAAAAAGGCTCGCCGAGAGCAATAATCTTCCAATTTACTATGTTTTGGGCGCGGCGGGCAGCCCTCTTCATCCCAAGCTTGTAGAATTTCGACTGCCTCCCTCTCCCACTGAAATTGACCACGCAGTACGGATAACTGAAACAAGTCATTCATCAAATCCTTTCTCTGTGCCCTCTTTCTCGCCTTCTCTTCATCACTCGTAGTAGTGAAATACTTCACCTTCACATCTTCGTCACTATATACCATAAGCATGCGGCCCATAAAGCCCATTCCCCAAGCAACGTCAGGTAGTACTTCCCCCAAAGCCCGAGGCGTAGCCCCAATAAGAAGATTAAGACTAGGGTTGATAATATCAATATTAAGACCACCTGTGCGCCTCTTTTGCTGGAAAGACGGATAATTCGACCAAAGGGCCGTCATGGTAGTAATGAATGTATTGTCAAAAGTCTTTAAGAAAACCCCTAACTCTTCGGCAAAAACAGTGAGGTAAGAATATTGCTCCGTACGGCCATTAAAATCTTTGTATGCAAAGTTCTGCTGCATAGCGTCGGCAACTTCATCGATAAGGGAAGACGTAGTAACATCGTGTGAGCCGACCTTGATCTTTGCAGCCCCAACACTCGCACCCTTGCTACTGTATTCACCACCAGATAAGTCGCGGAGCATCGTTTCGCCGACCTTGATGATTTCTTTGCCCTTGCCGGGGCGTGCGACCAGCATAATGAATTGGTTGGCGAAAGCCGGCTTGTCTTCAAGGGAGTTACTCCAAACACGGCGCTCGACGGCGGCGGAAATTAGGGAAATGGCAGTCCATTTACGAAATATCTCCGGCGACTTCTGCCCCTTTGTGTATCGTAAGAAGCGCTCTATCCAATCCTCGTTCCAACTCATGATTATCCCTAAGAGATTTACCGAGCGTCCCCGGTAAAGAAGTATTATTTGCGCCCGGCGGCGCGGAGGGAGTGTTTTTCATAGGGATGTTTGTGGTTTCCATTTCTTTAGGCCGGATAGGTTCAGTCTTACTACATTACCTTTTTCGGCATTCTTTCTCACGATTTCTTCATTTGCAAAGTTACCCCAGTTATAGCCAATCTTTGCCTCTCCTGGAACTATCAATTCATGACCATTATGCGTTAATCGAATATCAATTAATCCTAATGCTTTCTTAATAATCAAATCTTCATCGTCATTTTCATTTATGAGAAAGTAGATGGCATCGTGAACTTGGGCAAGGAGGCGAACTTCTGGCATGTGTTTCCAGATGCGCCACAAGGCTAGGTTCATTCTGTCAGCAGTGCTACTTTGCGGTGAGTAGGCAATGGCTTCGCGGAGAGTACTGGCATCGTTGGGCCGACCGAAAAAATGTCGCGTGCGGCCCCAAGGGGTGGTAATACTTTGGGTTTCCTCAAGTTGTTCTTGAACCCACCTATGCCATTGAGGCATTCCGAAGGCGTTGTAATATACTTCCTGGAACGCCTCACAAATTCTTACCTCAATCTTGGCGTGCTTTGCAAGGGTGTATGGAGTACCGGCATAATTACTTCCGTGGCCAAGTTTCTTACACATGAAGCGATAGTCTAGGCCACGATAGAAAGGTGTTTCAGCAATCTCGCGGTCCTTCTTTTTGTCGCCGGTCCATGGTAGTTCAGGCCAAACCATTTGGGCGACTTGAGTGTGTAAGTCGCCAGCATAGCAGGCATTAAGATAACGCCAGTCATCAAAAAGAATTCCCAGTAACCATCCAACCTCTCTACTTTCCGCTTGCTCCAAGTCTATTCCGCAGAGTTTCCAGCCTTTATCTGCGACAAAGATGTGTCGCAAATCAGCGTCAATGTTTTGTATATTTCGTCCCGTATCTTCAGAAGAAGCACTACTTGACCAACGTCCAGTGGAGGTTCCAGCGATGTTAAAACTAGACCGCATTCGTCCATCGTTATCGATATCGGTTTGGAAAACTTCTCGCTGTTTAACCAAATCTCTAATCTGCAATATGCAGGATAAGACGGGTCGGGCGATGAGATAGTCATCAAGTTTCTCCAGGGCTTCTCTATCTGTACTAAGTTTCTTCACGCCCTTGTCATTTTTCCACTGCTCGGGCAGATGCATGGCGGAGTAGAGAAAGTCTTTTAGCTGCGCGGGCGAGGCCGGGTTAAGGGAGACGGTATTTTTATCCTTATCCTTAAAAGTCTTGTCCCAAATGGCCGAGGCGAAAGTTTGAAGGATGAAGGTAAGACGCTCGATCTTTTTGTTTAGCTCGGAGACGCCCGCGATGGCCGCGCCTCGATCTACTTTCCAGCCGCGTAGCATCATATCTAGGGCAGGCGCTTGCAAGGCGCGTTCGAAGGCGTAGATTGGGTTGTTAGAGTTTGACGCTAATGCTTCGAAAATTTCAAGTGTTAGACAAGAATCTAGGCCGTTATATACTTGGTGAACGGCGGGCGGCGTCTCGGAAGGCTTGAGGTCGGCGGTTTGGATTATCAAAACTCAATCTCCTCTACTACTGCCTTCTTACCCTCACTTACGCTAGTCTTTGCCACCTGTGTAGTAAGTTCTTTTTGCTTGAATTCGGTTGGCATGTCACACATTTTTATTAAGAAATCTTCGGGGTCATTTTCGTATGAATTAATAAGGTCATGAACTAATCGGGAATCTTCTACTGTCATTGACCACTGTTTAAATTCATTATACCCGACCGGAACATTTATATACAAGTACCAGCCGCCGAGGGCGCGCGGGACGAAAGAGAGGACCGGCACGATGCAGGGCACTAAGATTAGTAATAGTGCGCCTCGGTCGTTGCGCGGGCGGGAGGGGTCATGGAGGTTCATTTATTTAGTAATTTCTCAGTGCAAAAGTGGGAGTTGTGATCTCTTGCAGGAACTCCACAAATTAGGCATGGAATATCTAACCAATTACTATCTCTATTTGGATAAACAATTTGTGTTTTATTATAAATTTCACAATGACCTTTTTCAAAGTGATTTTTTAGTCCAATTAGGTCAAAATCATCTTCATTGCAAAATGGACATTTAATATTTTCTGTCATCATTCATCCGCCTTACTGCTAAGTTCCTTCGCCCGGACCCTTCTCAGTAACTTCCATGATGCCTCGTTAGTATAAATGCTTCCAAGAAAACCCAATCCCTTTTGCATCTCGGGTAAGATGGAATGATGCAATAGCATAGTATCATGAAGCACATTCACCGGGCGAAATCCAAATCGGAATAAATATTGAAGATCATACATTCCGTTCTGGAAGAGTTTCGGAATCGGCAATTCCAAAAGTTCCTTAACCAACATCCAAGCTTCAACTTCTTCTTCGACTGTCGGCCAGTAGTTTCCGCTGGGAAGTGACTCATCGTAGAATGGAATTACAAGGGCCAAGTCGGGCGAGACGGCAAAGCTTATCATTGTGATTTGCTTGCCCTTCGTCTCGATATCAATTGCCATTATCATGGGATTTGCTCAAATTATTTAAAACTCTGCTTAATTTTTCCATCAGGATATAGTCTAATTCTTTATTTGATAGTATTTCAAACATCCAATCACCAATGGTCATTTTCATTTGGGAGGACAGCTTTGATACTTTTTTAGCTTCGTGAAGATTAATGAATGGTGGTGGCGCGGCGATCTTTTGATTAAATCTATCAACCAACTTCAATTTATGAAGGCGAGAAAGTATAGCCCCGGTGCTGCGTGAAAGTTTCTCTGCAATGTCATCTACTGATATCGATGAAGTAAAATCATTATAAATAATTTCATCTTCTTCAAAAGACCACGGTTGACCGAAGCGTTCAGATGGCATTGGGGTAAATCCTTTTGATATAGTCTTTGATATCGGAGAGAGTAGGGTTTACTATTATTTCGCGGCGCGGGCGTCTTATCTCAGAAAACTCCATCTCCCTCCTACCCTTAATCAAATCCGCCACCATTATCGGCCTATTCTGCCACTGCCGCAACACATTCGCCGGGTGGAACGTCGGCAGTACCTTCACTCCCGGAACCAGTAAACACTCCGAAGTTGTGCCGCGAATACTTGTGATAGAAGTGCGACGGAGCAAAGCCCAACAAGCCACATTTCCAAGGGCAATAATAAGATTGGGTTGAACAAGGTGGATCTCTACCGCGAGGCGATCAAGTTCCGGTAGGTACTCAGGTAATAAATATTTTCCGAGGTCAATGGGGGGATGTGCATAGGACTTGCCTCCTACGGTGGATTTGTTGGAACAGAGATTTATTACTTTGTTGTGGGGCGGGCGAAGCGGGAGGACGTTGGTCATGAATATTTCATGCTTTGACCACCACTCGTCAAGGAGGGTGGAGTTTACGGTGCGCTCAGGAGTGAAAATGTTGGGCGGGAGACGGTCTTCAATAATGCCGGCTTCGATGAGCATACGGGCCAATTCGAGGCCGGAAAAGCCGACCAGCGGGCGTAGTAGCCTCTCCTCACTCTCGCCCCAACTCTCCGCAACTAGCATGAGTTTGCAGGGAGCGGGGCCGCGCGAAAATTGTAGTGGAAAGGAGACTTCGTAGGTCATTAAATTCTCACCGATGGCAAAATATCTGTTAATGGCTTATTGTCAGACTTCTTCCATTCACCAATTGGCTTTCTGACAAATCTGCCTTTTTTATCTCTTAGCATCTTCATTGGCACAAGCACTTCTACTATCTTAACTTCTGGCCGCTTGAGACGGTCGCAGAGGGCAAAGCCAAGGAGAAATGATCCGAGGGAGAAGAGGAAGGTTGTCATTTATTGCCTTTAATATAAGCGTTTGAGATATAGTTATTCCTTACGAGCTTCCTTTTCTTTATCCAATATCATCACCGCCGTTCTAGCATAACCTACTATGTCCGTCCAGGAGTCTAAGTGGTTAGGACTATTAACCAACCGTGACATTTTTACGCATAGCATGGTGAGAACGTGGCGGATACCTGGATGAGTGCACGGTTCAATAAATTTAATCAATCCCTGCGCTCGCTCAAAATCTTCCTTCGGCTCTCCATACACCTTGCCGCGCTCATCTGTGATAGTACGGATGGCGGCGTCGAATTCTTCGAGGAGAGAGGGCAGACGCACCTTGGATTCAATTTCCTCATCATCTTTAGTTTCTACAAACAAATAATGTGTGGTTTCATACATGTGTGAATTCATTGAGATAATGCAGGAGAATTCTTCGCCGCAGATTTTGCATTTATACATAATAGTATTCCTAAATAAGTGCCGGCTTCTCACCCACTGGCCGGCGCAGTGTCTGGCAAGGGTAAGGAGACCCTTGTAGTGAGATTTGATTCAACAATATCAAGTAAGATTTTGAAACCTATCTACAATACTTTCCAAGCGATTGCGTGACTTTGAAATGTCATCTATCTTTGATGACAAGATATTAATCATACCGCACAATGGTGGTGAACTTTTATCTTCTTTAGCAACCAAAAAGTCACCAAAAAGACTTTCAGTAATTTTATCAAGAGTATAAGCTATTTGATTCAGAGAAGTTGTTTCGAGTTCAAGTCTTTCAATCATGCTGCAAATTATTGATGTTTCAGATTTTTCGGAAACATGATAATCTGGCATTATATTCTTCTTAGATGTCATTGTATATCTCCAATTTAAGAGAGTTCCAGGTCTTCCGGCCCACGGACCTGGAAACGTGGGTCAAAGTCACATAAGTATGCAGTACTTAATACTTATGCCCCGCCGAATTACGCCCCAATCACCTTCTTCACATTATTATACGTATCCTTCCCATTCTCACTAGCAGAGCTAGTAAGCACTACCAATACATCCTTGCCAGGAAGTTCATGAAGAAACTCGTCAATGGGCTTCCCCGCCGTGTCGAAGCCGAGGCTTTCAAGGAAGTCATTGAAGATGTAAATCTTCTCCGGGGTGAGTTGGAATTGGGCGGTCGGAGGCTTGCCGTTAATCTTCAGCTTGGAAAGGTCGAAGTCGCCCAGTTCCTCCGGTGGCACATCCTCCGTCGCGCCGGTCAGTGTCATAATAATATCAATCGTGTCGATATTCTTATCGAAACGTGACTTGCCAAAAGGGGCGGCGGTGATGACGCCGAAGTAAGTCCCGGCTGGGACGCCGCGGGGCCGCTCGAAAGAGTCCAGAGGCTTGCTCAGTAGAGACTTAAAATCGGGTCCAGTATTTGCTTTAGCCATTTTACATTTCCTATAGGTTGTGATGTGGTTATTTGGTTATATAACCGAAAGAATTAGTTGGTGGAGGCAGCTTCGACAAGCTTGTGTTGGTTATCCGAAATAAACCTAAGCATGTCCTCAATCTCCATTACTTGCATTAGGTAGAATAGTACTGCTTCGTCAAGTTCTACATCGGCGGCGTTCTCCATTAGTTGTTGGATGGTGTTAAAGGTTTGTTGCAGATTGTTGCTCATCGATAAATCTCCGTGCGGCTGAAATTGAAATTACTCTGCGGATGGTGGAATTATTTAGGCGGACTGCGTAGTACTTATATTTCATGCCGCAGAGGCGGATTAGGTAGCCTTTATATGTTCGATCTTTGTTTGGCATGAGCCAGGAGGATATACCCATATCACGATACCACCTAATGTATCTGGATAATGTGTAATTTACTTTCATTTCACACCTTGTACAGCTTTGAAGTATTCTGCGAGGCCGGTTTCTATACTATAACTTTGGGCTACGCGGAGCGGGGCGGTGTTTTTAGTACAGACTTCGCCAGTAGTTTTGGTGTAGATTTTAAGAGACGGCCCTTGTGCTTTAGCATGGAGGACGGTGTTGAAGTAGCGAGGAATATGTGGTGAGAGTGCTCGACCAATGGCAGAAGGAAAGCCCATACTACTTTCATTCTTCGCCTCCTCACTTTGAGGACCGTAACCGCTTTCTGAGACTTCGGTGATATGGGAAATAACAATGATATTGCATTTCATGCCTTCGTCTTTGAAGAGGTCGAGAAGGGAACGGATGTAATCTTGCGCCGCTCCAATATCCCGCCGCGCCTCGTTCTGCGTCCTTACTGCCATGAGCGCGCCGTTCATTTGCAAATGATGATCTAGGGCCGCTTTGGCGGCAGCGGTAAGGCTATCAAGGACAAGTACCGTGTCGCTGCCCCAAGAGCTAGGCTTACCTAGATCCGTCTCCCCATCCTTCCAGTGGTCAAGTAGTGAAACCATTCGAGGCCATACGGTAGACTTAGCGGAGAGGACACGGCCATTTACTGATTTCTTAGCTTCCGTGAGCGTGACGTATTCAACGTTGGCGGCACAGTTTGGGTTTTCCTTTACGTAACGTGAGGCGGGATCGGTAAGGTAGGATTTAAGTACGTCAAGGCCATTGTCGAGGTCGAGGACGCGAAGTTTATAGCCTGCTGCTGCGAGCGAGGCCAGCGCGCCGGTCTTGCCGCTTCCCGAGTGGCCTATGAAAAGAAGTTTAGTAGTCTCATTTGATTGATGATTGGCGAGGTTGGGCATTATTATTTATTCCTTCGGCGGCTCGGGAAGTGGCATCCAATAGGTTGGAGTAGGGTTAGTTAAATGTATAGAGTAATAAAAATCATCTACATCATAAACGGTCCAACACTGTCTAATGTCACAGTCATTCCAAACACAAGCATTGATATTCCAGTATGCAATATAAATATGATCTTTACAAAAAACTAATATTCTTGTACCATCTCTTGGTGCTGTCTCAATTGATTGCCATTGCATTTTATCTATTCCTTACTTATTTATAGGAGGACATTCACCATTTATATCTACAACTATACCGTCTTGACATTCTTTAAGGTTATTTGGAACTGAGCCTGAACTAGGCCAATATGGCAGTGTAATTGATCTATGAATACTCGCTTCCTTTTTCTTCTCTTCCTTCTTTGCCCAACATTCAGCAGTAATACTTGTATTCAATTCCTTCAATTCTTGACACATCTTTTCAGAAGGAACCTGTAGTTCAATGCGATGTGAGGTTGTGGAACATGTAGAAGGAAAAGTATCTCCACAAAACGGGCCGCCTGTGGTTGTGTATGAAAGTATTACCAAATACCAAAGCATAGCATTCTCCTCACCTAAACAAATCAAATGCATCGTGGTCCATGGCCTTGACCAAGAACCACAGGATGAACAAAACGAATAGTATTCCAGAAATCAACCCAAAAATAAACCACATATTATATATCTCCTATTGGTAGTAGCGGCAGGGCTCGAACCTGCAACTGGACCTTTATGAGAGGCCGGTTCTACCAGTTGAACTACGCTACTATTAGCATTTGGTCCCAACACCCGGACTCGAACCGGGACGGCACAGCCGAGAGATTTTAAGTCTCTTACGTCTACCAATTTCGTCATGTTGGGATTACAATTCACTTTTATGCTTTTCATCTTTTTCAAGAGTTTTCTTGAATAGAGTTTTTGAAGCGGTGTGATAAATAACAATTCCTTCGGGTTTCATAAAACCAGGCGCCGCAACGCTGCCGTTTTCTTTCAAGAAAAGCAATGCTTGCTTCATACCTTTAAATACACCAAATTCCTCAATTAAGCCTTGATAGAGAATTGGTACAACTCTGCAACACTTTGGCCGAATTGCATCGTCACTCCACCTATGAGTGTTGAATAGTGAGAATGCCTTTTCGGTCATAGAGTAGTTGCGTTGAATGCCGTGGCCCCACCATTCACCGAAATGGTGGCCTGGGCCTAGTTTTAATAGTTCATTTCTATTCGCATATGCCCATTTGGCAAAGCCAAAGTTATCATCTTCTGGAGTAATCCAACGGGTACGAGAGCCGACTAGAAAAGTACCATCACTTTCGTCAATATAAATACTGGCATTAGTACCGTCTAGCTTTTCAGTAATTATACATTCCCGTGAAAAGCGTGAGATTTTAGGAAATTCAATAAAGTCCATTAGATGTCTCCTCTAATCTGCGTAGGATCCCACACCCTTCGATTATATCCGGCGGTAAGGAATTGCTGGCGCAGACTTTCTGGTTTCATACATACTTGGGCAAAGGCGCAGCCGTAGACCATTTCGCCGGTTTTGTCGTCGATGCGGGGGGTTCCGCAGGCTTTATTATTCATAGGCCAATACTCAGCCTTAGCATAACTCTCAGCCATGGTGAGATATATTCCAAAGTCCCTGTACCACTCATCAATGATACTCTTAGGCTTGTATATCTGATGGCGTTGGAAGCGTGAGAAAGTCACTGCTACTTGCGCCGCGTCAATAATAATCCCTGATATTCCGTGCGGCAACACTACGTCGCCGGCGAAATTATAAGTAGTCATTTGGTTGTCAAGTTTAAATCGTTCAAAGAATGCTTCGTTTAGGGTGTTTTTTGTGGTCTTTCGGTCTACTATGAAATACTTATCGTCCATCTCGGCGTATTTGTCGAAGTGGCCGCAGATGTAGAAGTCTTCATCGAGAGAGGACTTGTAGCCTGAGGCGAAGCGGAAGGAGAGTTCAATGGCTGGTTTGCCGTTGTCGAGGCGGACGGTGTGAAGAGTATCTTCCTTGAATTGGTCGAGATACCAAATTACTGTACGAAGAAGGCCCGCGCGGGTTTTGCTGTCGCTGTCCATTTCAATGGGGCGGGATAGTTTCGCGTCCCAAGTATCAGTCAACACCTTCCGCACCGTGGAATTCAATGCCTCTTCGTGATCCATGCCAGAGAAACGCTTATGGTCATAGAATTCCAGGGCGGAGTGGTATAGTAATCCAAAGGTCAGATGTACTGATTGATAGAAGGAGGTATAACCACATACGATAGAATAGTAATAATATCGTGGGCAAGTCTTGAGCGCGCCGAGCGAGGTGCTGTCCCAGTAGAGCTGAAGATTTGGTAGTTCCTTGCTGAAGGAGTTGTTGACCTGGAAGGTAGGAAGTGTGGCGTTCATGTTATGCCTTTAACTTCTTACTGCGTTCAGCCAAGGCACGGCGGGTAGGTCCATAAGCTACTTCCCAACGCATCATACCTGTTTCATGTGGATTTCCTGGTTCATATGGAGTTATTTCTTGTTTGCAGCGTGGACAATATTGTTGATCGTTACATATTGCACATTCACAACAAGTAGTGAACATTGTACTATTAGTTGAGCTACAAAGAAATACTGTTGGCATGTTAAAACTCCATATCCTTCGGCGGCGCGTCGGCCTTCGGCACCGGCAAAGCTTTTGGTGTACTAGCCTTCGGCAACGACTTCTTTCCGGCGAGTTCCGCCGCCGCCCAGCGCCCGCGCATTTTGCGGTACTCTTCTACAACGCGGCGAATATCCTCTTCGGTCATCTCAAGCGGATTACGATTGAATAGTTCAGAGAGGCTATCAGTAGTTGCTTCGGATAGGGCTTTTAACCCTTGGATGGGATCTATGTCAGACATTACTAAGCCTCTTGGCTAATTCATTAATTAAGTCTCTGACTGCAATGTGGTGATGATGTTTAAAATCTTCTTAAGCATCTGCTGCCATTTTACCTTGAGCGCGGGCAAAATCCTTTGCAGTTTTAATTAACTTTTTATCCGTGTAGTTTGAAAATACTGTAAATATGTCAGACAATTTCCTTCAACCCTCTATTTGTACTACCAAGAGCAATGTTGTTAGTTTCGAGCCACAGCCGGATTATCTTACGAATGGCGGGCGAGATTCCAATGTTATCGGCAAAGACACTTTCAAGTATTTCTAAGTCAGATTTGAAAACTTGAATGTGAATGCGGGTTATTTCTTCTTCGGCTTTACGTGGCATCTTCTTCCTTCCTGCCTTTTACTATGAGAATTGACGCGCCGCTAGGGGAGGCGCGGAATTGAAGGATGTTTAAATCAATGTCTTTGCTGGCAGCACGGGCGGTGTATAGCTTTGCGCGGGCGCGGGTGATGTCGGAGCATGGTAGTTCCAGGCCGAGAGGCGAGCCAAGTGCACGGTAGAGGATGGCGAGGAATTGATTGTGATCGGAGGGCATTAATTTAATTCTTT